TTGAAAACCAGGGGAAGGTGCTGATCGCCTTCCCCATTTTAATAACATAACAACAACATATTATGAGCAACAATTTTATTAGTAAAGGGCAAGGGAATGTCTGTGTGACGTTTGTGAAGTATTATCCTGTGTTGATGCAGGTTATTATGTTAGCCAGCATTTTTGATGAGTTTTATCCTTTTAGTATCACTAATTGGCTGTATCCGATATTAGGTCATTCTCTATCATGGGACCTATTTCTCTTGGCTTTTTCAAGAATGTTCAGGTTTTGTATATGGCATAGGTTATTGATCTATAGCATGATTTTTAATATCTGTGTAGAATGGGTTACGGTTAATATTGAGATGCCTATTGAACACAATATCGTAGTGTGGTCTGTTATGGCTGTTACTCTTTTGATAATCATTGCCTCTATTGTTTTAAGGTTTAAAACAGGATGTTTTGAAAATGAAAGAAATTCTGACAGAGACGCTGCGTAAAAGCGGTGCGGCGGTATGCGATAAGATAAAGGAGATGTTTTTAAGCGGGGAATGCGATCATCTTACAGCCAACGATCTTGAGACATGGACGCAGCTTGCTAATCCGGCTAAGTACTATACCGGAGAAGAGGCTGTTTCTTATCTTAATGTAACTTCTAAAAGATTTTATGAATATCGTAAGGCTAAGTTGGTTCCTGATCCGGTTAAGATAAAGGGATTCCCTAAACCTTTATATACGAAAGTTATGTTGGATGAGGCTATAAAAACCATATCCGGCATGAGTGAAAGAGATATTTATATGAGGATCTTGAATGCTAAATCAAGAGAATCAAGAGCAAAAGAAAGGAGGGGAGCATGATCACTAATGGTGAATTTGTATCAAGAGTCGTAAACGGTATTCATGCCCTTGACAAAGATTCGCATGTTAGTCGGAGATGGATATTGAATATCGGTAGAACTAAAGCCGAATCTTATACAGCACAGAGGTGGGATGACGGGACGTTACTTGGTGACCACCGGCTCCTAACTTACGTTACTTGCCTGGAGATGATTGAAGTTGATAAAATAGTTTGCTGCGATGCCGAATTTGCGTTATGTAATACTTTGATGCGGTCAAAGCATAAGCTTCCAGGACTTCTTTATTCTGCCCTTAGACCGGCTATTACTAAGGTGACTAACGTAGATAACACTATATTTTTTAAGTTCGCTGAAATAAAGTCGTATCGCAATGAACAAAAAAGACCGTATGCTAAATACGTTAAAGAACGTCGTCCTTTTTATTATGTAGAAAACGACTATATTTATATACCGGATTTCCATATAGAGCTTATTAACGTAGAGTTCTTTACAACAAGAAGAAAGAAGGCTCTGGAGTTAATGGCTTGTGATCCTACACCTAAAGGGTGCGAGTCTGAATGGGAATACGAATTTATCTGTCCTATCAAGCTAATTGAGTACGTGGTAGCAGAGACGATAAAGGAAGTAGCGTTCAGGCTACAGATTCCTGTTGATGAAAATCCGAATCTTGATTCCAATCAGAAAAGTCAAATTGTTCAGTGATTCTTTTTATTGGACACCCGGCCATAGTTATATAGTTTGGCCGGGTGTTTTTTTGTACTATTTCAATGCAAGAACAGGGTTTCCCCATTTTCTTTTCCATTTATCTCCGAGGTAATTTATCAAAGAATTGTAATCTTTGATAAAACCGTCATCAATAACAGAGGCTATGACGTTCTCTATAGCTATTATGTCATTGAGCTCATCTTTGCTGGCAGTATTCCTTATCCCATCTTCGTGTTTATTAAAAACAATGAAATTAATAGCTTTAGCAACTCTCTTTATATTGTCTTTCAAGTCATTCTTGTTTGGAACTATTTTGCTTATTGCGCTACACATCCTAACGTATGCATCGCCGGCTTCGTTCCGGTTTTCTATCAAACCATCTGTGAGCCAAATGACAACCTCTGCGTAAATTTCTGGATCCATCTCTAATGCAATCATAACAAACAGATATGGATTGACAAACCATTTTTGATCTACTCCTTTTCCTTTTTTGTAGGCAAGGTCTAATTTACCAAGATCCATTACACTGCTGATATTCAGGATATTATCTTTGAGTCCGAGATTTCTCCTACTCAATAAGTCCCTGTCATTCAACTTATTAAAAAGCTCGAAACATCTCTCCCTAAAAGAAGAAGTTAGCATTATTTCGTTAATCCATCTTTCTTTTAACCCTTTTTCTTTTCTTTTTTTGTTCATGGCCGATACGGCGTCTGTTATACATATGTAACCATCTTTAGACATAACAGACACGTTCATTCCTAACAAAACTCGATCTTTTGATTGTAAAACAACATTTGATTTCATAACTTTACTACGATTTTAATTTTGTAAAATATAAGTCTACCTGTCCGTGAGGATCGGTAGACTTTGCAAATATAGAATAGTATTTTGACGCAACAATATATTCTAATGTTAATTATCTGAAATGTATAATTTTAATTTTTGAATTATGAAAAGAACATCAATACAATCACCGTATTTTGCAGCTTACTACCATCGTCTTATGAAGAGAAAGAATGGTTTTAAGAAAGGCATGATAAGAGACAGAGGAGAGATTTTAAGACTGTTGTCTATTATATGGAAAACCGTATCAGAACATTATGTGGAAGCTGATGCTGGTGTTTACGTAGATAACGTGGGCTACTTATGCCATGTGCTTATACCGGGCCAGCGCTTTACCGTCAGGCGGGACCTGGACATCGTGAGCAGGCTCGGCACCAACGGCTACCTCTACAACCACCTGGCTATGGATTTCGCAGACTCTAAAAGATATTACCATTTTGTAATACAAGATAGCTTGAAAAAGAAGTTAAGGGTTAAAATGAATAAAGGACGAAGATATCGATTTATGTACAATGAAATACTTGCTAAAAGAAGAGTGTTTAAAGATTTCCAGATTAAGAGAGTTTTCGAAGATAAAGAATTAGGACACAGAAAGTCGTAGAAAAAAAGTAGCGATCACCCTTTGTAGATACAGGATAATCGCTACTTTTGCATATCCGTCTACTTTCTCAAGCAGGCGGATACAAAAAAACAATTCCTATTATGGGAACAAAGGTAAACAATTTTCAAAACAATGCGAAGAACAGTAACATTATTTTGACGCAAAAATCCAGCGAAACGGAAACAAACGGGAGCGTAACAATCTTTAAAAATTCAGAATTTGGAGATATTAGAACCATAGTAGATCCAAATGGAGATGTGTGGTTCGTGGCTATAGATGTAGCTCGATCACTTGGCTATGCTACGCCTAAAAATCCAATAAAAAGACATGTTGATGAAGAAGATACCATTCTTTTGCAACTGTCTGATTTTCAGAGGGGCTCGTTTTGGGCTCCCTTGGAAATCAATGAGTTAGACAGCATACGTGTAATCAATGAATCTGGGTTATATTCTCTTGTTTTGTCATCAAAATTAGAATCGGCAAAGAAGTTTAAACGATGGGTAACATCCGAGGTTCTCCCCTCTATAAGAAAAACGGGTTCCTATTCTATAACACCGAAAGACTATCCATCTGCATTAAGAGCATTAGCTGACGAGATTGATGCTAAAAATAGAGCCATAGCCGAGAGAGCGCAAGCAGAGGCGGAGAGACAGCAGGCGATAAAGACCATAGAAGAGCAGCGTCCCGATGTGGAGTTTGCGGAGTCGTTCAAGAAAGTTGATCATGAAAACATGTGGTTGATTAGAGATGTGGCGAAGAAGCTTGAGCAGAATGGAATCATCATCGCCGAAAAGAATCTCCGTTTGTTTCTTGAGGAAGTCAAGTTCATGTTCAGGAATGGGCAGGGTAGATGGGAGTTATACAGTGACATTGTTAAAAACAAATTTGGTGTTTATCGATCTTATTTTGTGGATAAGTATTCTGGGGAAAGAGTTAATCAGCAAACCATCTACATGACAGGAGCCGGATATGAGGCTACACTTAAGGGGATAAAGGAAAAGTGTAGGAGCCTTTTCTTGAAGTATGGTAAGTTTGAAGATCCTAACTTTTGAAAATACAAAATAGGGCATTAGACAGATTATTTATATCTTTGTGGAGGTCAGGTTCGTTTCCTGTCCTCCATATTTTTTGTTATGACAGTCGAAGATTATATCATAGAGTTAAAATCGTCTTTAAGATCATTTGACAAGCGTGATCTGATAGATGAGGTGTCCATCTACAAATGGGTAGAAATTGCCCTGAAGAAGTTCGGAGGTGATATTACTATGCGCAAAGAAGCGGTAGTGGATGTCAAGCGAGGGCAGGCCCGTATGCCTGGTGATTACTTTGATCTTATTCTGGCTTTCAAATGCGATTTTAAAGGATATGAGGTGCCTGAAGGTGATAAGGTGATACCAGAGCTTCAAAATACAATAGCTTGGAAAGAACGTACCGAAAGAAGCTATAGATGGTGTTCGTGCAACGAATGTTGTAAAGAAGAATGCGAGAAGGTGATAGTTGAAAAATTTTATATCAATGTTCATGATCGCGATCATGAAGTTCGTTGCTATTATGACCGGCCGGTAATGTTAGGTCTTGCTAAGCCTATGCTTCGTGATTCTTGTTTAAGTAAATGCCGGAATAAGGTAATCAAGGATAGTCCGTATGAGATAAATATCGTAAACGGATCCCTGTATGCTAATTTCGATGGTCCTATTTACATGCAGTACCGGTCTCTTCCTTTCGACGGAGAATCTAATATAATTATACCAGACACGCCTCAAGGTCTGGTATTGGATTATGTGGATAATTTTGTAAAGATGAGATTCTTTGAGGAACTGATGTATAATGGAGAGGCACAAGGAGCGGCCGATTTGTTCAAGTTGTATGCACAGCAAGATTTGGTTAAGCTGAAAAATGCTAAGACCGAACTTAAGATGATGGGAATGACATTGAAAGGTATGTATGAACCTCTTAGGCGGCGTCGTGCCGAGTTTGAGATTTATTCTAAGGCATATCCTGTAATTGACAACATGCTTAAATTGGTATGACAGAAGTAGTTCTATTTATATATTTGTCTGTCGTTATCGCATCCATGATTGTTTGGTCAATCAGGCAATTTAAAGGAGAGGCGAGTTTGGTAGAGACAATGTACTGCCCGGTAGTATTTTTGTTGAGCTGGATATACGTATTTGAAATATTTAAAATGAAATAATATGTTAGAGGTTAAAGCAAGCGAAATAGTAACCGCCGACAAAATGAGAGGCATAGGACCGGCAAACATCATCTTCACAGCCGGCCCTAATCCGGTAGCTGAAGATCGTAGAGGCGTAGCTAAGGTAACGGCTGGTGGAGAGAGTAAGAACGTTACAATCACACAAGCTGCCGGCGAGCAGGTTGTTGTAATTCCTGAGTTCGATTATCTTGTTCTTAGGTATGGATGGGAATCAGAAGACGGCTCCGATTTTGATACTGCAACCGGTTTCACCAATACAGGCATCTCAGATGTAGATAATAAATACGTTGGATGGAGTAAGCAGTGGGCTACTACCCAACAACAGGTAGGTGATTACCTTGTTTATGGTGGTGATAACATGCAGTCCGGTCTTGAAGGTGCGCTTATTAAGATGAAGACCTTGCTATCAGCGCCTGGAATGGACGAGTCGGAACCTAATATCAATGCTGATATCTATGGTAATTGGTATGGAAATAGAGGGCGAGGAAATGTTGTTGTGTCTTTTACAGCCTACCTTGGAGGAGAGATGGTTAAACAAGGATTTAATTTCATTAATGAAGGAGGTACGGAAGTTTACTCCGACAGCATCACTACTAACGTTTCGGCTCATGGTGAAACCAATTACCAAAATATAAAAGGTTTGTACACTAAGATGGGTACGATGGTTTATAATAAGGAAAAGCGTGATTGTGTTATTGTTATAGGTTAAGGTGATGGAAGGTCTTTGGGATAAATACAATAGGATTAAGGAGGTGTTTTACCGGGATTTTGTTTATGATTCCAGCTACACAGAGCAGGCCTCGTGCATCCCACTGTCGTCGGTGAAGAACGGGGCAGGCTGGGTCGGCGACGGAACCATTAACCTGGCCCAGTATCTTCAGCTTGTATATACGGAAATGATTCTTGGTTACAAGACAAAAGATGATGTTCGTAATGCCATACTGGTGCTTACTCGTCTTGCCGATACTACTTATGATCTATTTTTTAATAGCAATAAAGGTATTTATTTCAAATTCGAAAAAGGATTTTTCTTAAGAGATGACATACATGGTGAAGACGCAAACAAATTTGGTCTTACCAAGATAAGTTCAGGGTACACTAATGGTATAGAGTTGAAAGACGAAGATCCATGCTTCTCACCATTCACTTCACAAGATCAGATCTGGAATCTGGCTCCGATATTGGCTTATTTGGCAGATGATGGATTTGAAGAAGCCAGGCAAGCAGGATACGATATTTTTGAGTACGTTATTAGAAACAGACACAAGATATACAATCCTTATTACAGCGCCTTGCTTCATCATTGGACATTTCTTCCTGATATGGACACCGATAAGGTTAAGCCGTGGGATAGGGTTAGTAATCGTAACAAGAATCTTAAATACAAAGTTAAGGTTAAGAGAGGAGCTAATAACTGGTATTTTTCTGGAGGGTTCAGATGGGCTTTTAAGAAGTTCGGAGGCGAGTGCAGTACATTCTGGCATTGCCTATGGTATAAACCATTTATATTTTTAGCAGATAGAGTATATCATCCATATGTATGTAAATGGTTTGGCATTAAAGTCAAAAATAATTCTTACTATTGTCTTGGATCCACAAATGAAAAATCATGGTACGGTCCTGGATTTAATAAGAGGCTGGTTAAGTTCTTTAATAAGTCTTTGGAAGGATCGGAGTTATTTATGCCTCATCTTGTCTTCTTGCAAGAAGCCGAATGCGTTGAAGGAGATAAACTCAGGGCCTTTTTAAATAAATGGGAATGGGATGGTGTTAATTCACCTATTGAGTTTTTGATATTGTGTAACTGGTACAAAATTAAATTCGGAAAATGAAAATCTATTACAATTCTAAGATAGCTAAGTTATTTACGTTCATTGACGGCTACAAAACAATTATGTTATTTGGAGCCGTATTTACCGAACGTGATAGTATATCATTGAGAACCGAATATCATGAGGAGGCGCATTGTAATCAGTATCATACGTTATTTTATTTTGGTATGTTTATATCATTGCTTACAATAGGATTGTGTCTCTTATTCGGTAATGCAGGATGGTGGATGTTATGGCTGTCCCTTATTCCAATATTTTTATACTATACATGGTATTTAATTGAGTACCTGATTAGGTTGTGCATATATCGCGATCATGATAAGGCATATCATAATATCGTATTCGAAAGAGAGGCTTTCGACTTAGAAAAGTATTGGAATAAGCATGATGTTTTGAGGAAGGAGTCGGAAGGGTTTAGTTTCCTCGGTTATTATAGGAAGGAGTATCATTATGAGTAGGAGAAGATATTTTGAGGAACAGAGATCTGGTAATGGAGCTATTTATCATTGTGTGGAAACAGAAATCGAGCCTGGAGATAGAATCAGATTATTTAATTTAATGAATAAAATCAAATCCGATACAATTAGCCAGGATAAGATAAATAGTGTACTGAATCAGCTTAGAGAAGGAACAGCCTTTAATATTCATACTCAGAGTCCAGTTTCTTTTTCGTTTTCAAGCACCTCTACCGGTTACGAACCAATGGCAATATGGATTAGATTTGACCATTATCCTGCTCCAAGTGAACAACAGGGTATTATATACAAGTTTCAGATAAATGATCAGAGGTACGTTTTTATGTTTTCTAATAGATACGATGGAATGAGAGATCTTATTAATAATGCAGATGAAGATGTTGATTGTGTTACTTCTGCAACAGAGAGTAGTATATATCACAATGATTCTTTTTATATATTTGTGTAAATTATGAGGAGGAGATTCGAATATAAAGACAGGGAGCTTGAAGACTTTCTTATAAGGTTTTATCCGGCTGGCAATTACACATGGATAGTTCCTGAAGGCTGTTTTTCCGTAGACGTCTTTTTAGTTGGTGGAGGTGGTAGTGGCAGCTCTGCCGGCGGTGGAGGTGGTTATACCAAGACCTTCAAATCTGATAACAAAGGCTGGAAAGACGGAGAAGCTATTGCTGTAAAACCTGGTCAATCTATTTCTATAACAGTAGGAAAAGGAGGAGCAAAGGTTTATCAAGCCGAACAAAATTCTCCTGGTAAGAATGGTGGTTATTCTCAATTCATGAGTTCGTCTTATAGAGCAAATGGAGGAAAGGGAGCTAATAAGTGGAGGGGAGGAGATGGTGGTAGTGCCGGCAGTTCGTCATATACGCAAGATGGTGCTTCGGATGGTGGAGACACTAATGGAGAAGAGTATGGAGTAATCAAAGGTCAAGGTCATACTACCAGAGATTTTGGAGAATCCGGCGGTAAAAGAAATGCCGGTGGCGGAAGTGGAGAAACTAGCACTGGGGTAGTATTCCAAGGAGGAATATCTGATTACAGTGAAGGATCTGGCACAGGGGGATCAACAAACGGATCTGGTAAAGGAGGAGGAGGTTATGGCGGCGGAGGAGGCGGCGTCAGATACTCTATGGTTTATGCCGGAGCCGGCGGTGATGGTACTGTGTTAATTAGGGGTAGAAGATATAAATCGTAAGTAGATGTTATGAGACGAAGATTTGAAAATGTTAATATGGCTATGGGTAATTGTTTCTCTCCTGTAATGGAAGGGAGTCAATTTCAATGGGATAATATTGTAGGGTGATTATATACAACTTTACACCACAAATATAGGAAATTGTTTTTTTATATATAAATAATAATTCCTATATTTGTGTCATGAGATTAGTTGAACAACATATAATCAAACAAAGTTCAATATATTACAATGAGCTTCAAGACCTATTGCATAAGTGTAAAAACTTATACAATAAAGGGTTGTATGTTGTTAGACAACACTACTTTCAATACAAGAATGATAATACTGTAAAGTATAAATACCTCAACTATTATTCTCTCGAAAGAGTGTTGAAAACAGAAAATGATGTTGACTATCGTGCTTTACCAGCACCGGTTGCTCAACAGGTGTTGATGATGGTTGATAGGAACTTTAAATCTTTCTTCAATCTCTTTAATAAAAAGAATAGAGGTGAGTATTCCGAATTTGTTAGAATGCCTAAGTATCTTAACAAAGACGGTTTGTTTCCTGCTGTTTTTACGACCGCATCTTTTTCTCAAAAATGGATAAAACAAGGTATTGTTAAGTTACCTAAACAGTTTTCCTTTACCACAAGAACCAATAAACAAAATATTCAACAACTTAGATTCGTTCCTAAGAATGGATATATTGTTCTTGAAATAGTTTACAATAAGAAGGAAAAAGATCTTATGTCCGATAATGGGAACTATCTTGGTATCGACATAGGATTAGATAATTTAGCATCTTGTGTTTCAAACAACGGTTCTTGTTTTATCATCAATGGTAGACCACTAAAGTCTATCAACCAATATTATAATAAAAGATTAGCATTCTTAAAATCTAAATTAAAAGATAATAAACATACTTCAAAACAAATTAGGTCATTAACTAACAAAAGGAATAATAAGATCAAAGATTATCTTCACAAGGCAAGTAGGATATTGGTTAATCACGTAGTTTCCAATGGTATTAATACGATCATAATCGGTCATAACAAATGCTGGAAACAAGAGATCAATATCGGAAAACGAAATAATCAGAACTTTGTATCTATTCCTTTTAATGTATTTATCTCAATGATATCTTATAAAGCAACATTAGAAGGTATTAATGTTAAGATTGTTGAAGAATCTTATACTTCAAAATGTAGCTTTTTGGATAATGAACGGATTTGTAAACATGAATCTTACAAAGGAAGAAGGACCAAACGAGGATTGTTTAAAACCTCGTTTGGTAGGACTATTAATGCTGATATCAATGGTGCTTTTAACATCATTAGAAAATCAGAAAAAGAATCCTTTGATGTAACGATGTTACCAGAAGGTAGAGGGTTTTGGTGGAACCCGGTACGTATTTCTGTATAAATATATACTATTTTACATTTCTGGTGTAAAGTGGTATATAATCACCTATTGATATTCAAATAAGAAATTTCAATGATAATCCTATCCCCGATTTTTATGTAGGCGTGGTCGATAAAGTAGGAGACTGAAAATGTATTTCTTTTCTTCACCTACTTTAGAAATCCATGATTAAATCTCTTTTGCTATCTTTGTGACAAACAGTTATTAACATGGCATTAGAAGATAACAGAAACATAGCGATTCCTCAAACAGGTATGAATCGCGATCTGCATCCGTCGAGTCTTACGGATCAGCATTATACGTTTGCCTTGAATGCCAACATCGAATCCGAGGATGGTAATGTTGGAATGAGATCTAACGAGCACAGTAATCTTAAATGCATTGATTTCGATGGGTTTAAAGTTATTGGTTATAAGAATGATCTTACTTCGGGCAATATCTATTTTTTTATAACAAATCCTGAAACAGGCGTATCTAAAATAACTTATTTCAAGCCTGAATCCGATACAAGTATCTTGTCTGATTCTGATATAGAATCTATGGTAGAAGGATCGGAGTCGTTGTGTTCTGGCATGAAAACCCTGCTTGAAGACAACGAGCAAGATCCGTGCCTTAAGTTCTCTATCTACCATCCTATAAAAACCATAGAAATAAAGACAGAGAAATGTGGGAAATGTATTTACTGGACTGACGATTATAATCCTCCCAGGTATGTTATTGTAGACAAGGCTCTGACTCCTGATGATGAAGGTGATATATGGTATCATTATCATGGGTATAAGATATGCGATAAAGAATACGATAGGAAAAAGTTCATGCAGGAAAATGGTTGTTTTCTGGCATGTGAGAAACTTAGGGTGTTTCCACTACTGGACCAGCCATGTGTAGAGCCGGTACAGATAGAGTACGGGGGCAGCCTGCGTGCGGGCGTGTATCAGTTTGCTGTGGCCTTGTGCGATGAATTTGGTAACGAGAAAACTAACTATACTTCATTAACTAACCCTGTTCATGTATTTGATGAGCAATATATCAGGATAAATGATGGTAAATGGGGAGAAAGAACTAATCTTGGTATAAGACTTAAGGTGTCTAATCTGGATAGGCAAGTCAGCCATTACAAGGTGGCTGTTATTCAGAATACTGTAGGATACAATGGTGAAACACAACCTGTAGTTGATTATTTTATAGAAGGTATTCATCCTATTACAGAGAAGACCATATACTATTATTCTGATCTTAATAATAAGAGGACAACATTTGAACATATTTCTTTAAAAAGAGCCATATATAATACATCAAGAGGAATAGTGTCAGTCGGAAACCGTCTTCTTCAATATGGTCTTACGGCAGAAAAAGAATGGAATTTACAGCCTGTAGTTTCCCTCATGGGTCATTTCTTGAAATGGCAGGCGTCTGTAGCCCACGAAGATTTATATAAGGATGGTAATGCTTGTTCGTTGTATGTGGGATATATGAGGAATGAAGTATATCCGTTTTCTATCTCGTTTAAGACATCTACTGGTTATAAAACTCCAGCATTCGTTCTTATCCCCCCACCTTCTGATAAGGCAAGAGAGGAAATGAACAAAGACAGTATCCCATACCAGTCTATAAACGCATATGCTCCGGATTGCTCAGGTGTTGATAGGAAATATGTATGGCAGTATAGCAATACGGCAGGAGATGGGGTATTGATTGACGACGATGCAGTTGTTATAGATGAAGAACAGAAAGAGTGTAACAACCCGGCTACTGTAGGTCAAACTGTTATAGTGGAAAGCAATTTTGCCACTTTTAAAGGTAAATCAAGATTTATTATCGATTATGATGATATTGTAGGAACCCCTATAAATTATTTGTCTGAAAATATAGGTCTTGTAGCTTGTAATAATAAGGAGAACGGAAACAATGAAAGACAGATATGTGATATAGCTACCAAATACAGAGAAGATGGAACACAGGATTATATGGAGCCAATTGATCATATTAGGTTACCAGAAATGGAAGGAGACTGCGAAGTCCCTCATCGTCAAGAATCTATATTGTCAGCTCCAGTTCCTTTAATAACTGGTATTGTAGAGGATTATATATATAAAGAATTAGAAGACATGGAGCACGTGTCTACCGACTATTTATATACAACCGGAGGTGAGAACCAGAATAAGTATTCTGTTCTATTCAATTACGATACAATGGATTCTTTGTCTGAATGGATGGATGAAGCATTTTTTGGTGACAACGCAGGTGATAAATCCGGTGATGGAAGACAGCACCTTTGTTCCGAATTTTATCCGTATTTGCAGCCAGGAAGTATATTAAAGACCGTATCTGATGCTATATACGTTCTTGACACTATGCCTTGTACATGTGGTTGTTATATTGAAAATTATTGTTCGGATCCTACTGTTTCAAGGTCTGATTATAATAACTTTCAAAATAACAATTACATCCTTGGAGGATATATTTTACATATAGATGGGTGGAGTGAAAAGATAAATGGAAAAGGCAATTGGAGGGCTGGTAGGTCAACGAGTACGGTAATAAATGATCAATACCGATCAAAGAACGGACCGAAATATTGCATTGAACAGTTCTGGCCTGATGCTTCCAAGAAGCTCCAGGATATGATATACAAAAATGCGGACACTGGCATACCTGAAACGGACTGGGAATTTGAGGGGTATGTAAATAATGCAACATTCGAAAATCCTACTGGAGATAAACTTAATATAGGATTTGCTTCTGAATTTGTAGTACGCAAGTTCGTGAGGAATGTAATGACCAATGCCAGGTTTATTAGAATCAATAGGCCGGAGGAATGGGATATAGAAGGATATAAGGAAGAAAATAAGGTCCTTTATCTTGAAGCCCTTGGGAAGATAGATGGTATAATGGATGCTGTTTCTACCAATTACGTTCGTGTTTCTTTTTGGAAGGATATAGAGACATGGAATCCACTTGGAACAATACCAGTAGATTTCGATAGGCCGGAACATGCTTCAGGACATTCGGTTATTATCAATATAGCAAGACCCGCATGGGGAACTATAGATGATAAATTCTTTAAGGAAACGATAAAACAAGATTATTTTTATGTAACAATAGAATCGCCGGTTGTAGCTGTTCCTTGGATAATGACATTCAGGCAAATACAATTCTGTAAATATAAGAATGAGGATACTCCAGATGAAGAGGAAGAACCAGGAAAGAAGCCGTCTCGTGCTATCTTAGGTGTTTCTTTTGCTACAGGTAAAACTATATATCCGTATATTTTTGGTATAAGAGAAAAGGAGGTAAATAAGATTGATTTGTCTGTGGATTCTATAACACTTAGATCAACTGTCTTATTTGCATCAAAATGTCAGACATGTGGAGATAGGCCCATCAATTGCAAGCCTCGTCCTTATAAATACGGGGATTTTGCATATTGGGAATCATCTGAGAAATATCCTGCTAATTTTGAACTTTATGATAGTAGTAGGATGAAAATAGATACAGGAAGATCTTATGATGATCCAAAAAAAACAGAAGCTTATTCTAATATTATGAATAAGTTAACAGAATATTATGGTGCTCCTTTGTCAGACAAAAATGGATTATCTTATTTCAAGGGTCATTCTTATGGAGGAGTAGATACTTCTACCGTATTTTGCCAACAACCTATACGTCATTACCGGTTCCCAGATAACAAGCATATACCTTTTATGAACAGTGATGAACGTGGATATGACATAGCTTCTGAAATATATCCGGTAGGTATTATGGTAGATGAGAACACCATACAAGTGTTTTTGGATTTTGCGGTAGATTCTGGTTTGATTACGCAACAACAAAGAGATACGATCGTAGGATATGAACTGTATCGTGGAGATAGGAGGCTAAATAGGTCGGTTGTGGCCTCAGGATTGGCCTACGATATGCTTAGATACATAGGAGACGATGGTAATGTAAATATCTATCCTAATTACCCATATAATGACCTATCACAAGATCAATATAATTATACGTCTGGCAAAAGAGACGAGTTCATATCCCATCCTTTCGACAAAGGAGGAAACGTGTGGTATTCATTTTGTTCGCCTGATATTTATTTTAACAAGCCCGAACTTCCAAATGAAGTATGTATAGACGGGTTCCAAAGAGGAATGTCTGTAGGCAGTTTTGTGCCTGTAGAAGATCATCCAAAATGGACTATCTTAGGTCCTGCTGCTTATACGATGGCTGCGTCACTTGCCGCAGTTGAATCAAGTGCCACAATAGCCGCTATGATAGCAGAAGAGCTTCAGATAAGGGCTCAGTCTGGATACATAGGAGGGTCGGCTGGTCTTACCGGAGGAGGATTCCTAACGAATTTAAGTGTGGCCATGCTGTTTTCTTCAATGGTGTCAACCATCAGTCAAACTCTTGCTAAGGGCCCGATATTGTACGGTAAGTACCGTTATGATTGGCTTAATACGTTTATAAACAATGGACCAAGACGTAATCATGCGTGGTATTATACTTCTGTAGGATTATATAATTCAATGATAGGTATAACAGACCAGGATAAGTATGAACGAAATTTTGCTCGTGGTTTATCTTCTGTTAAGTACATGAAGTCCGGTGTGTATCCTATGATGGATGCCAGTATGTCATCTAAATGGGGAACCGGTAAAAACGATAATGAGGGACGATTCTTATTTGTTAATAATATAGATCGTGAATCTTCGTTATTTTTATCATTTGGTGATCCAGGTGAAAAAGGAGATGGTAAATCGAAATATTTATTGGAATATCCGAACTATGTCTACAACTACGACAGTAGCCGTATAGATGATTCGGTTATTGCTGGAAGCGATGTTGTAGCAGGAAGAACATTCGAGCAATCCAAATCAGTTTCATACATTTGTTCTCCGTATATGAGGCTTATGAGATATAGGCCGGATCAATATGGTCAAATAGAAGATATAAAATGGATTTCCATAGGTGGATGTGGATTTTTCACTAATGAAAAGAAACTGATGTTCGGTGGTGATACGGTGATAACCAGATTTTCATTAAAGAGAAAATTTCCTGTTTTTTATAATAGTGCTTTTGGTATTGGAGATATGATACCTTTCCCTTACATGGATTATAGAAATGTAGGATATCCAAGATATTTTGTTAATTATGATACAGGGGAAGATGCGCTTGAAACCACGGATAACGAACGTTTCAATAGTTGGACATCTTCTAATAAAGGAAGATATGCTTTTTACCCAAATAGGAAGAGCTTGTATGAATTGAACGGTGACACCTCCGGTAAGTATGTAGATGGCAGATTTTATACATGGTTCTATGGTATTCCTCAGTTCCTTGTAGAGTCTGAAATAAATTGTAATTTCAGATTAGAGGGCCCTCAGCCTCATGAATTATTCTATCCAAAAGTAGGAGATTTTGTTTGGTGGACACAAGAAAAGAATGTATCTATCCATAGGGACAATGATTACAAGATAAGTCCTATCTATTCATCAAGAATGACATTGACACCTAATATATTGCCGGCAACATACGAACGTAGTTTTTATGACTGTGCTTACCAGCGACCTAATGGTGTTATATGGAGTAGGGCTGACGTATCTGAAAACAGTCAAACAGATCCGTGGCTAACGTACAAGCCTATGGACTATCATGAGTTCCCAACCAGCAACGGGAAGCTTATTCACATGAAGCGTATTGAATCCGATCAGATTCTTGTCAGGTTCGAGGACCAGGTTTCACTCCATAACGCCATAGACGTAATCAAGGAGCGCACCTCCCCAGTGCAGGCTGAGATGGGCACCGGCGGTCTGTTCGCGTCCCGGCCTCTGGAGTACAACACGACCGACCTCGGTTATTCTGGAACCCAGAGCACTGAAATAATTAGTTCAGAATTTGGTCACTTCTGGGTAGATACTAAAAGAGCACAAGTGTTTATGACCGATCCGAACGGACGTAATCTCAAGGAACTTAGTGTAGGTATCAGACATTGGCTCAAGCGTCATCTTCCGTTTAAGATTCTTAGATACGGAATAACTAATATCTTAACCGGCACAGAGATGACAGAAGAAGATACAGACAATAAATTTATCGGTCTTGGTCTGTCTCTTGGATGGGATAACAGGTATAAGAGGGTACTTATCACGAAAAAAGATTATATACCTGTTAAGAACCCGGCATATTATAAATATGATGGTGGAAGGTTCTTATACAATGAAACAGAGGTGCTGTCAAACGATAAGGAAATATCTTTAAAGGATGAACAATATTTCAAGGACGTGTCGTTCACTATCGGATATTCGTGTCTGAAACAAGAATGGATTTCTTATTATTCGTTCTGTCCTGACTATTATATAGAACAGCAACAATATTTCCAGACAGGAATAAACTTCCCGGCATCGGATGAAGAAGGTGGCTTATGGAGCCATTTGCTGACGAATAAGAGCTTTCAGACATTTTACGGAGCAACATATCCATTTATATTAGAAGTGCCGATAAAAGAGAAATATAACGGTTCTACGCTGGCTTCTGTTGAGTATGAGCTTGATGCAAGGAAATACGTCGATGATGTGAATTACACACTTGACAGAAAAGTGGGTTTGGATACGATAACTATCTACAACGACACAAATAACTCAGGCGAGATCCATCTTGTCCCTGAAGAAAAAAATAATCTTATGCAGCGAGTGCTGTATCCAAAGGTGGAAGGTAATTATACTGAGGTCTTGGATACTGAAGTTTATAGAAGGCATAAGTTGAATGATTTCTTTAACCGAGTTGATGATGATAGGTCGGGAACTCCAATATGGATAAAGGATGATAACGATATAAATAAGTCGGTTAATCCTGATGCTCTTAATTTTAGACGGTCATGGTTGGATAGGCTGAGAGGAAGCTGGATGCTTATGAGGATAAAAAAAGTTATCAGCAACAGGAAGATTATATTCCAGTGGTTAATTTCGGAAGATAAGATTAAGAATAGATGATAACTCATTACCCGATAGCTTACTAAGAATAATGCCATCGGGTAATTTATATAAAACAGATTGCTATGAAACAGGTATCGTATAAAAATGACATATATCCTTACAATATAAGGGTATTGCTTGGAGCAGATGAAGAGTATATAGTTAAGACGTTCGCCAACCTGGAAGTAGAAGATCAGAGCTGGGAGGGGTGGACTGATGATTATGGTGGCAGAACTATTTTCGTAGGAAACCGAACCAATCACAGGAAAGAAATATGTTTCTTATTTCATTCACTGTCTGACATGGATGTGAGAACCATAGGGCACGAATGTCTGCATGGTCTTTCTCTTTACTGTAAGTATCTAAACATTAACTACAGTTTTGAAGCCGGAGAAGATGAGCATGCCGCCTATCTGATGGGATGGTTAGTTGATAAGGTTTGTGATGCTTACCATAAGTTTAAGAAGGAGGAGGAGAAAGATGGCAAAGAAGAGTAAGTCAGATTGGAAACCTTCAGAAAATATTCTTAAATATTTGAAGTCGTGGGAAAAATTTAGGTCAAAACCGTATGACGATGGTGAAGGAAATATTACTGTCGGATACGGATTTAACTTGCCTCACCTTCTTAAAAAATACAAGAAGGGTATAACGGAAGAGCAAGCAGACAAAGAATTTGCAGGCGTAGTAAATACGTTCGTTCCTGAGTTTAGGAAACTTACTCCAAACTTTGATAATCTAAACAATAATCAGCGTGATGCTCTTTTTAGCTTGTATTACAATGCCGGTGCTGATACTTATATGAAAAGTCCTATGCTATTCAAATATCTTAAAGAAGGAGATTTTGATAAGGCGGTTAAGGAAATAAATCATGACGAATGGAAAGACGACATGGATGGCCAGGAGAAGCGCCGGGCCTTCGAGCGCCGGGTGTTCTCTACGCCGACAGACCAGCCTTGGACGGTGGATGACGACAGTAACTACGTCCTGATTGAAAACAAGCCAGTAGAAGACAAATCTGTAGGAGAAGGTACTGATGGTCCAAAATACGAAGACGCTCGCCATGTGGAAGCTAAATATGATTATACAGGTTATGTGGGTAGAGGATATGACGGAAATAAGGTCAGGGTATCTGATTCGAATATGAAATCAGTTGGTATATCCAATAACGCTGATCCTGATAAGTGGTATGAATCCGTTAATCCAATATTAGACACTGATCCTATTAGTTTAATTGCCGATTTTATTCCTACTATGAAACGTATGTTGGATCCTAATAGAGAGCGATCGGGGGAAGATACAGCCACGGATTTTGAAGAAAAAATGTGGAAAGCTTACACGGATGGAGATATAAGTAGATTGCCGGCAAGCAAGTATCGTTTTGATGACGATGATGATGACGCTCAGTATGTAGGATTGCCTCAAGAACAAGCTATTTTGATACAATCTTTATTAGATAAAGAGTATATGAACAACATGCTTGACGAGGCATATAAGGATGCTGATAAAAAAAGTAAACGAAAAATAATAGATTATAAGAAGGTCCTTGATAAACTAAATAAAAATATATTTGAAAATCCAGGAAAATGGATTTTAGTAAATGAAGGTGTAAGTCCATTTAGAGAAGAAGTATATGGTGACAATTTTGAAAAAGTAAACGAAGCTTCCGGATTAGGTGCGTTGAAGAATTTCAGTGTAAGATGGGATCCTGATGCTGGTATGTTGGATGTTAAGGATGATTATGATTTTAGTCGAAAGAAAATAGCGGAAGACATCATACCTGAAAGGGATGTCCCTCTTAGAATAAGGGAACGTATCAAATACGATCCTAAGAAAGGTAGTGTGCTTCGAAATAATGACAAGGCTTTACCTAAAAGGTTTGTAAGGAAATACGAAGAAGGTGGCGTAGTTGGCAAGCAGCGTGAAGCATATGAATACTTTACTAATAAGCGCGGCATGTCCAAGATACAGGCGCTCGCCATCATAGGTAACCTCATGGCTGAATCCGGCCTTAAAGATGACATATACGGAGACAACAGAACATCATACGGCATACAACAATGGCATAATGAGCGCATGGATAAGTTGTTCAAGCACGCCAAAAAGAAAGGTCATTCTACACCCACATTCAAAGACCAACTTGAGTTCTTAGCTGACGAATACGAAGGGAAAACCGGATATTCTAATTTCTTATACACAAGAAAAGGAAAAGAAGGACCAGGGTATTACAACTACAGCCGGCAGGATTTTATGAACGCCGATAACCTTAAGGATGCTGTAGTAGCTTGGAACCAAGGAGCAGGGCGTCCTCATAAGAGTGTTATAAGAAATGATGACCGTTATAACTATGCTATGGAAGTTGCTAAAAATCTTGGTTTGGAAATTGAAGAAAATTCCGTATCTTCGTATGGTCAAATGGGATTCGGAGATGATGCTGAAATAGCAGCATCGGTAACACTTCCAGAGGTAGAAGTGGCAGCCGCCCTCCCTAACCCGGAAGTCCAGTCCCAGGAGAGACAGTCCGAGGAAGAGAGATTCCGTACATGGACTGAAACGTATGGTAAAGACATCATAAATCATTTACTGACGTTAGACGGGAAAAAGGATGGTGATGACAGTGATTACAGCATGATGTATAAACAGCATGAAAAAGAAAGCGAAGAGGATAAGAAAATGGCTTTGATTAATGCCGTGCTTCCCAATATACAACTTCGCATTAAAGGCGTCACTGACAATTAGAACAATTATTTTATTTCTCATATTAATAAAGCGAAGCCGGATTTGAGACTCGTTATGCGGATACCGGAGGTTGAAGAACGATATCAAGATAATCCGGCTTTTTTGTGCGATTTCGTGAAGGATGGAACTATCATCGCCTTGGTTTAACAGAACAGACCTACGTACCTCCACTGTCCTGACGGGCATGGACGCCCGTCTCGCCTACCAGCCTGCCTAATTCTCCACTGGCTACCTAATATAACTATTAACGTCACTCCATCACCTATCTCCCTTCAGTCGATAGGTTCAGTCGTTTTTAAATATTATAAGTTCTTTCGCATCGTTCCCTTTGGTCACGATACTCAATCTTTTAACACAATTAGGCGAACAATACAATGACGGAAAAAGTAATTTGTCAATCCGTTCACTCACTTAACTCCCTTCGGTCGTTAAGTTCATTCACTATAAACAATTATATGAATAAATGGTAAAGTATATAAAATAATATAAATAATATAATGAGTAAGATCATTGAAAATGGTCTTAATATTAAGGAAAACGGAGACTATTCATAGGCGTAGTTTTAATTCAAGATTTGTTGTCCCACCACTGACGGTCAGTAGGTTACGTTCAGAGTCGTTTTCCTGTCTCTTATCCAAACCGTCATAAAATAAAAAACCTTGTATCCTATTTCTCTCAAACCGGATACAAGGCAGTGCATTTTCTTCTTTTTATATAAAATCATATATTTGCACTAAAAAACAAAAACAATATGGAGACAAAAATAACTGAAATAATGAATCCTCACAAGTTACACGACAAGCTCTTCAAGAAAGAGCAGGTCTCTCCGATAGAAGTTATATACAATAGCTTCAGCAACTTAGGGTACAATGTAGTACGCCGTCCAGCCGGTCAGTGTTTAGGCAATTTGAGATATTTTAATCTATTTTATGACAAACATACTCATCATTTCTATCAGAAAAACAGGAAGTTGAGATATTGTAGTAATTTTCTCATATCTGATTACTGGAAAGATAGAGTGCGATGTTTCATAGTTTGGAACTTTGGATTTGGAAGATTCTTTCCGTACAATGACTTTATTGAGGCTATGGTTTATGATTATCTTCGATATGGGAGAAAGTCAGTTCCTTATCTTAAAAGCGTGCAAGAGGCTGAAGAAAAGTGTGTAAGGTTCTATATCCGGTCTCAGATAGATATGCTTCGTAAGGAAGGATATGCTGCTTATCGGGCTAAGTTCAAGGAAGAACGTCCTCAGTATTTCATCGGAGACGATAGGACGGTGTTTAGATGCCTTGACAGCTCTTTAAAAAGAGAAGAGAAGATTGCTGCATGCGTAGCCCACAAAAGGGCCTTAAAAGAAGGGATAATGACTTCCTTCATTAATCACCTTAAGAAACATCCTACCACTTTATATTCGTGGTTTTCATCAGAGGTAGATAGCGAAGGAAAGAATAGGCTCTGTCTATCTGAAAAGGCTGTTTCGTATTTGAATAAGAGACTGGTTCGCAATGGGTTAAAGTCTCTTTCTGCATCATATCTTTTTAGAACGTTTAGAAAAATGGTGAAGATCTTGTTCGGTTCCAATGTCAGGTCGTTTTTGAATAGCTGTCTGATGTCTGTTTCAACAGAAGAGGTTTTAACCAAATCTATGAAGAAAATAGTTTCCAAGACAGTGCTGTTTTTGTACAAGAGAGCGCTTAAGAACTATCGCCGGGCATGCGGTCTTAAGTACGACCCTGATTCGGGCGGTTTGTCTGCCGTACATGATTGATTTTTAAACGTATCCCATAACGTTGGATTTTCTCGTTCGTTTCTCTTATCTTTGTGAAAAAAGATAGTATGAGATTACGAATCATAAAAAATCGTCCGATATTCGCTCCTGGCGGTAGTGTTCAGGATAAGAGACAGGATATTAATGTATCCTCTACTCAGCCTATTCTTGATTATGGAACGCCTGTTAATAAATGGGGTGAATCTGATATTCAGAATATATATATGCCTTCTGATGTGACTTTAGAAACAGAGGAGGGGGAGATAAATCCATTTAGTAGTATGCCTACATCCGATCCGTTTTTTGAAAATCATGATGCAGGATATGCAGGATATCTCGCTGATAATAGGGGCATGGTTAAAAACGTAGAGAAATCAGTCGTTGATAATGCAATGAATTTAGGTGGTGTTGATGCTGATTCCTCTAAAGAAAAACGTTCCCAAGATGGTAATCCTCTTGATCCTATGACTACCCCATATTATTCACCTGATCTAACCGGCAGAGCTCAAATGTTCGGTACAAGTCTTGGTCGGATAAGAGCCGGTAATAAGGTCGGTGCTAATGTGGCTCAAGCTGCCTTGTCCGGTGTTAGTTTAGGATTAGGTCTTACTCGTAATATCATGGGAGCTTCATCTGCTGCGTATGCAGCCAGCAGAGACGAGCAGGCGGCGAGGGAAAAGCTCGAAAAAGAGCGCCGGCAGCAGTTTATCCGATGGGAACGTGAAGGCGGTGGTGTTAACCTCGGAAATGGACAGAGAATAGATTCTTCCGATTTGACAGGAGAATACATTTACCCTCTTCCTAAATCTATGGAGGATAATGCTAATGTTGAGATAGAAAAAGGAGAATATGTTTCGACTCCGGATGATGTTGGTCCTATGGAGGCAAAAGGTAACAGGCATGAAGACGGCGGCACTCCCGTTGATTTGCCAGAAGCTCATATTATTTCAGATTACCGTACTATTGATGATGATTTTGCTTCTTACGTAAGGGAAAATTATGGCATTAGAGCTACGGAAAAAGATACATATGCTACGCTTCTTGATAGGTACAAGAAAAAAATAGGATTGTCCGAAAAGTATGATGATCAGGAACGTGTTTTCAAGAGGCTGGAAAAGAATAAGGATGTTAAGGATAAAAATACTTCTGAGTTGAATAAGTCTATTCTTTCCAAGTACGTAAATGATAATCAAAAGGAAATAGACGAACTTGAGGTGCAATTCAGGTCTTTTGCTGATATTGTCTATAACAAACAAGAGGAATCCAAGCGCCAAGAAAAGATAGATGCTTTCTTTAGAGATGGCGGAAAGGTTGATTTAAATGCCGTAAGAAAGCAGGCTAAGGCTCTTAACGTATCTGAATCTGATGCTAAAAATTGGATATACGATGAGTATGTAAAGAGAGTTAGGAAAATGGCTGAAGGCGGCCCTACCAAAGAGCAAATAGAGTGGGGTAAGAAAGTACAGCAGCTTTTAATGAAGCAGTTTGGACGTGCTCTTAATATGTATATAGTAGATGTTGCAGACAGAGAGCAGATCCTTAATCCTGATTCTGGTGTAAATTCTAATCAAAATCTGCAACACAGAAGCAGTTCCGGTTATGGTAGGGTAAACAACAAAGCTATTTCTAATTTGCTTGATATTAACCGTTGGGCTAATAAATACAATACGGATGGAGATTTTAATACAGAAGGATTCCAGACTGGATACAATAGCCAACTAAACAACCTATGGGCTTTGGCAGAATCAGGTGCTATAGCCAATGCCGAAAAAGCCAAGAAATTTAGAGACGAATACGGATTTTGGGGAGAAGATGCTGGTAAGTACGACCAAGGAAGTAAATCGGCATATAACTCATTTGCCGTAGATGACAAATTTGGGCAAACTACGGCAACCAGATCATTTTATGGATTGGATGTAGTTACTCCTGAACAAAAGAGATTGTTGAACGAAAAAGGGATAAAGAATTATGTTGACTTATTTGGTGATAAATCTGATGCAGCTAAGAAGATTCTGGGTGCCGATTATAATAAGTTTGCTGCTTTAAAAGATAGCGGTTTGATGTCAGAAACAGACTTTGTTTTAGAAGCCGTAAATCCGGCATCAAAACCTATAGAAGCTGAACCTGTAGGAACCGGCGCTAAATCTCCCAACCCAGGTTCTCCAGGCAGGATAGAAGTGAAGAAAGAAAATCCTGTTATTAATACTACTGTAGAAACGGAAGCTGAGGAAGAAGATGATACAAAAGGAAGAAAAGGTGTCAATCCTGCTTTATCAGGTCCTATATTCCCTGAGATGTTGAGGATGCTTGATACCGGATTAGAGATAGAGGGATTGGAAAGGCATCAGGCTCCGAGAATAGATCCTGTTCTGCAATCTGCTGATCAGTATATCAACGAGCTCAACCGCGCGACATCGGCTCAGTTGGACGCAGTAGGTGACGTGCCCGACTCCCAGCGCTCCGCTATTCTGGCTAATATGAACGCCATAGCCGGAAGCAATATAGCCAAGTACATTAACGAAGTAAATTTCAATAACGCAAGGCAAATAAACGAAGCTGATAGATTCAATGAAATGGCTTATGTTCAGACAGACGATAAGAACATAGCGGAAAGGCAACGTTATGAATCTGGGTTATTGAAGGCTATGGCTATAAGGGATGAAAATCTTGCTCGTTATTATGATAGTATAAACAGCGAGATACAGAATAAGTTCAATGTTCGTACATCGTTGAATACCATAGCTTCCATAGCTCCAAATATGAGAATGCTTCCAAGTGGTCAAATTATTTACGTTCAAGGTAATCAGGATGTGATGAATATGGGTGATTATTCCACACCTTACTTGAGAAGTTTAAATGAAGAAGATGATGAAACTAAAAGAAGAAGGAGGACCAAATAGTGGCTTCACAGTATAGTATTTTAAGGCAATATGCCCCGTATGTTAGTCCTTACAACATAGATCTTGTTAAGGACGTCATGATGTACAAACAGCAGAAGGTTGATGCTGCTCGTGAAAAGATCTATACCCAGGTAGATTATCTTATGGGTCAAGAGATAGATAAGCCTGAAGCCCGCGCTTATATGGAAGATAAGATGTCAGGTGTGATTGCTAACATCAATCAAAAATTCAAAGGCGTGGATCTTTCTTCTGATGGTGTTACGAGAGCCATACAAGGAGAGATAAGTTCGGTGTTGGATGATACGGTCATTAACGCTATTGCCGGTACAAAAGAAGGCAAGAGGGTTATGAAGGAAATAGAATCTATAAAACAGAATCATCCTGAACTTTATTCTCCTATTAATGAATGGCATGCTTTGGATCCTTATTACAAATGGAGGTCGGATGGTAAAGCAGGATCAAGGTTAGGAGGTCTTCATTATTCTCCTTATGTCGATTATATTAAGGAGATAAATAAGCTGGTTAGTGACTTTAGGAAAAATAACGAAGGCAAGAAGATTCAGACAACAGAATATGATGTTAAAGGTAATCCTACTGGTGGTATTATAGAAGTTAATGTAGATGAACTTACAGATTCCCAGATAAGGAATTTTGTGTCTGCTAACTTATCTGAAAATATGAGGAATCAGATGAGAATAGAAGCATCGTACATGGCAGCCACCAATCCGGTGTTTAGTAATCCGGATTTGGTTAGTCAATACATTGGGTCTTATGTAGAAAGATACGATAGGCACATAGGAGCATTGGAAGCAAAAAAGAAATCAGTAGGGGATAATAAGGATATTATTGATCGTATTGACAGTCAGATACAGGAAGCTAAAAATCAGAAAGCCGGAGCCAAGAGGGAGGCAGATATGATAATAGCTTCGTCAGATCCGGTAGCTGCTGCTAATTTTGTTGTCACCAATAATCTTTTCGATAAGATGACTGATGCATGGAGATACGACAATACAAGTTTTGAAAGGAAGAAAGATGATCTTTATTTTGCAAGGTTGGCAGAGGATAGGGCTCAGCAAAAGTTTTTGACTGATAATGCCAAGTCTATGGTTGAAATATCATTGGCGAATGAGCAGCTTGCTCAGGCTAAGATTGAAACCGAATACATGCGTACTTACGGTTCCAAGATGGGCACTGAAAGCTCATCCGGAGGCACAAGAGGAACAGGCGGTGTAGGAGTGCCGATGGCTCCTATGGACGGGCCTACGGCTATCAATTCTGGAACGGGTAAGATAGGATCTGTTAATTTGGCTAATATCCCTTATGAACAACTCACATCTTCTTCCACAGAGCGTAGAGCAAATTTATTGAAATTATATAATTCATTATCTCCTACAGACAGAAGTAATATCGTTGCAGCATCATACGAAGAAGAAAAAACTGACCCAGGATTGTATGCTAATATGACTCCTGAAGAACGGATATATTCTTATTTAAAAAATAATGGAGGTCAGAAAAACGGATATTTTGGACAAGGAAATAACAGATTGTCTGAAGCTTATGATGCTTTACTTCTTTCTGATTCTAAGGCAAATGGAGCTACAAAGGCTATAAATAACATAACTGATTATCAAATAGATAATATAGTTACTAAAAAAAATAAGGATATTATCAGTAAAGTTCGTAATGCTAAGTTTATGAAAGGAAATTCTTTTATAAATCTTACCGATACAGATGATAAGGCTGGAGCCTTCCTGCTCGCCACAGCCATAACAACTGGTGTATCTGATGCCGTAGGGTTCAGAGAATACATGATGGACCCTTCAAGAGGAATAGATATTCTTAGTGCTATATCTCCGTCATTAGGAGCTAAGGCGAGTGCCGGCAAGTTGGGGAAAAACATATCTGATGCTATTACAAGCGAGAATAATGGTTCTTCTACTGGTACATTGGCTCTTATTAATGGAATGAAGAAACTCAACGGCGATCCTGATTTTAATATATCAGATTATATGACCATAGATAAGGATGGTGATATAGATTTAAAAGATTATCAGGAAGGTGAACCATTAACTATTACCCAGCTAAGATATGCTGAGAAAAACAGTAGAGTGTCTGATATGATAGCAGGTCAGATGCAGGATGAGATAAAAATGTCTGTATCTCCTGATCAGATTTCTGATAAGTTATCTCAGTATCATTACCTTGATTCTTACAAAAGATACAATTGGAATGCCGATTCACCGGAAAAGTCTTTGCAGAAGGCTCAGTTTAGAAGATTGTCTGGTTACATGGCAGGAAAGGTAAATAATCTGGATCCTACTGCTATTAATGCCATTAATATGGATGCCGAGATAGATAATGGCACTGTTAGAAGATTCTTGACTGCTCAAGTAGGTTCCGGTAAAAATTCTTATGTTACAGAAAGGGTTGAGATTACGAATGACGAGCTTCTTAAGGCGGGTATAGATCCTTCGGTCGAGGAGCGTAATTATCCGGTGGATGGTTACAAATCAAGTTTTGGAACCTGTGATTTTGTAGATACCGGAAAGAAGGAAGGTTATTCTTATGATAAGTATCTTATACGTAATGGTCTTCCCCGTTTGGCTTCTAAGGCTGATGTTAAGAATGATCTTTATGATATAGTAAAGGTTCATGGTTCTTACCTTAAGCCAGAAGAAATGAATGTTGTTAAAACCCTTGTTGATAATTTTATTGACATGTCTGATAACATATCAGTTCAGTTGGAGGGAATGGATGACAGGGGTTCAAGAGAGGTAGCGGTCAATTTCTATGACAAAAGGACTAAAAATTCTAAAAATCCTGCATTGTTGTTCTCGGATTTTGTTCCTTTGGATCCAGGTAATGATGAGTATGCGGATTACTGGAATAGCATTCACCAGAAGTGTCCTCAGTACTTCTTTGTAAAATACGTGAAGGAGGCTGTTCAAGAACGTCTTGATCAGATGAGGGATCCGTATATGAGAGGAATAAATATCACGCCCAACATGAATGACAAGTTTAGTAAGTTGAACGATTTTTTGCAGAAAATTTATGGCTGACAATAATATAGATAGATATAATCCTGCTGCTAAAACCACTTACGAAGATGTGGCAAGGCAAAGAAAATTAGCCGAAGAAGAGAATTATACTCCGGCTACACTACCAGAGACGACAACGCCTCTGGTTCCTAATTATATGCCTGGTGAAGGTGTGTATGCCCAACCTAAATTTCCGGATTACGCATCAAGGATAGCTGCTGCCGAATACGAAGAACCGTATATAGCCAAGGAGATAAGCAACAGCTACTCGGAGGCACTGGCTCGTAACAGCTACAGGGGGGCTACACCTGCCCCGCCGCCTCTTAATCCCTATGGACCAAAGGTAAGTATCCGTGAAAGTCATCAGATGGGTAATGATGGGGTATGGCGTACAAAATATCCCAACTATATTCCGGGTATAAACAATGAGGATTATTATGCCAGGAGACAGAGCGGATGGAGTAAGTTTTGGAATGGTGTAGGCAAATTCGCTTTAAAGTCTGCATTGTACGGTGCACAAGGAGTTGTGTCATTGCCTGACAAACTTATCAATATGGCATCTGAGGGAAGTTACAAAGCTGCGTTAAACACTAACATGGATAAGTTTGTAGGTGATCTTGACCAGCAAATAGACATGCTTCTTCCCCATTATTACAAGAAAGAGGTAGAAGATTATAATTTTGGTCAGAAGCTTTTTAAGGATACCGGTAATTTCTTGTGGAATGACGTCCTTGGTAATGGTATGTCTTTTACCGTAGGAGCCATGATATCAGCGTACATGACCGGAGGACTTGGAGTTGGATCATTGGGTAATATAGGCGCTAAATTAGGTGGAAGAATCGGAGCTAAGTTAGCAGCAAGGCAAGCTGCCAATAGGGGCATAGGAAGCCTTAAAGGCGTGTTTAACGACTATGTAAGAAAAGGAGTTGCTACCGGAAGAAATGTAGGGGAGGCGGCTAAGACCATGACGTTGTTGGCTACCAGTGCCGGATTCGAGTCATCGGTTGAAGCAAATTCTTTTATGAAGCAATCCGAGTCTGATTTCAAGGATTATTATCGTAAGATTTATGGTCGTGATCCCAATGCAGAGGAAATGGCTGTTTTTCGTAATTCTAATGCTGATGTAGGTAGTGCTATATTTGCCGCCAATATGGGTATAGTAGGATTATCTAACTGGCTTCTTTTTGGTAAGTATATAGGGTTAGGAGGCAAAGCTATACCAGGGTTGGAAAAGAAGCTCAACAAGCATTTATTTGGATTAGGGACGGAAGTTGCGAAGCCGGGAGAGATGGCTATTAAAATAACCAATCCCAATATAGGACAGAAGATAGCAGGCAATGTTTTCAATATCATGAAAAGACCGGTATCTGAAGGCTTATGGGAAGAAGGATCTCAAGGTGCTGTTCAGAATACGGCTGAGGAATATGTTAAGTCAAGATATGATAATGTCGCCATGAACGGAGCCGTTGATGTTCTTGATGCTATTTCTGAAGGATTTAAAAAGCAATATACGTCTAAAGAAGGATGGACTGAAATAGGAATCGGTGCTATTATCGGTTCTTTGTTCGGTATGAGGGAAGGCTTCTTTGGGTTGAAAGAGTATAGCAATAGTCAGATCTTGCTGGAAAGGCAAGTGAATGAATACAACAAAGCATCTTCTAATCTTAACATGGCGGCTTTGAATACGTTGAAAAAATCAATGAGTTTAGGGCCTCAAGTTCGTTCCGATGCCCAGTCTATGACTGGTAAGGAGCTTGATGATGCTATGTTTGAAAAGATGTCTATTGACAACCAAATGGGAACCTTAGAGGATTCGGCTGAAAATTTCCGGCAGATGATTGATATGATGCCTATTTCGGAAATAGCCGAAGCTAATGGAATGTCTTTGGAAGAGGCAAAGAAATACAAGGACTCTATTATTGATAATTATAACAATCGTCTTTCGGATTTCAGATCTGCCCAGAGTTTTGCCGAAGATCTTATAGGTGATGATTCTAAGATTGAGTTTAGGAAATACGTGGCTCGTAATGCTTTTCTTGGTCTTCAATCGGAATCAAGAATGAAAGACATAGCTTCTGTCATAGAAACGCTTTCGGGTCAGCCTCGCGTGGCGGATGCTCTAAGTACGTTCTCCCGGCTGTCGGACAGGGCAAGGGAGCGGGCGATGGCTATCCGTGGCATACGGTCAAGGATAGAAGAACTTGAATCCGAAATAGAAGATCTTGCTACCCGCCCTCGTAATGTAGAAGGGAAAGATCCGCAAGCTGAATCCATACAACGAAAAACCAAAGAATTGGAAAGCCTTAGAACCAATTATAACAATTCGTTGTCTGAGTTATCAACGTTAATAGGAAAAGAGTTTTCGATAGAAGAGTTGGTAAGTAAAACCGAATCTGTTTTATCATCTCCTCTTTCTCCCATAAGTTCACAAGATGTAATAGAAGCCTATGATACACTTGTGGCTTTTGATGATTATTTTAATGTAAAATCAAGACAGGAAAAGAAGTTTACAGCCAAAGACAAAGCCATGAGATCCTTGGTAAATGAATACCGAAGGAGTTTGATGGACTATAGGAATATGAATAACTTCTTGTCTAAGATGCTTGATAAAAGATTCTTAGCTGAGGAAAACAGGGGATTTTCAAAAGCGCTGTCTTCTCTATGGTCTACTCCTTATAAGGGGGATGACAAGGTTCCTGATTTTGCAGAGCCTAATAAAGTCGGTGAATATGATACTGATGAGGTAGTAGATCAAGCTGTGTCAGAAGGTAAGATTTCGGAAGACGAAGCTTGGACTATCAAGGCTTTTATGCATGCTCTTGATAAAGTAAGGGAAGATAGGATGAAGGAAGCAGAAGATGATATAAAAGAGTCACCGCTTACGGAGTCTGTATCAGATGAAGATTATGAGGCTGCTATGGATAATCCTATTATGGTTCCGGCCGTAAGGCAGTCTATAATTGATAAACTATATACAGGTAATGCCGATCTTCTTACTGCGAGAGAAAAAGATGTGTATGATAAATATAAACAAGATTTTGATGATTATGTATCGTCTTTGGGTGACAGTCCTGTTAATCTCATAAAATCATTATCTGAGAAGGCTGATAGGCTTACAAGTCCGAGATCTGTGTATGAGGATAATAAAGCTATTATTGATATGGCTAAATCCAATTTAGAACCAGATCAAAGGAAGGAGCTTGATGATGCTATTTCTTCGTATGTTGACATAATGAACAGACGGGATAAAGGGGAGAAGGTTGACGAAGATGAGCTTGCCGATTCGGTATTTACCATAGAAGATCTTGGCCAGGTTGGAAACATCACAGATCTCCTTCCTTATATCGAACAAAACAGGATTATTGATAAAGGTCGTATTTCCGAATCTACGTTAAGTAATTTTGGAGAGGATGATGTTAATATAGATTCTCTTGTAAATGAATTAGACGAATCTGACAATACACCGGGAGCTAACATAGATAGCGTCCAGAATCCAGAGACGTTGATGGTAAGAAGAATCTCCAATGACGGCAATGAAAGGTATGAAATTGCAGGTCTTAGAGCTGATAAATTTATATCTTCTATAAAATCATTGGTTCCTATTCAAATAAGCTCTGAAACGAACGCTAATGGCACTAAAAGGTATTCTCTTAACATAGGTGGAGAAACGGCTACCGTGATAGAACTGCCTTATCATGCGAGATGGTCTATAGACAAAGAATCGGCTCGTGTTATTAACCGTTACACAGACGTGTCTATTCAGGACGTGGGTAATTCCTATTCTTTGGTTTATAAGCGTCTTGATTCAGATGAATTGGTTCCGTACAGAACAGGTGTCGGATTCGGAGAGAATGAGGTAGATAAAATAGATCAGGAAGCATTATCTTCTTTGAAAAAAGGAGATAAGGTTAATCTCGAAATAGATGTAAATGATACCTATAATCAGTCTCTTTTTGCCGAATACAATGACGCTGTTCAGTCCGGCGATAAAAAAAGAATAGAATCTGCTGAGAATAAACTGGTATCCAATATGGTTATCAAGGTCATGAGTGGGAACAGATTCGTTTCTGTTGTAAAAGCTGATACAGGAGGCATAGATGGTATAAGTAAAATAAGAAGAACGGCTTTTAACAAGTGGAAGAAGGACGCCGGCCGGTCGGCTACCATCGGCGTCGGCACGCATGTTGTTGCCCAGACCCTTCCCGGAAGACCGGTGTTTAACATGAAGGTGAACGGTCAAGGATATGGCCAGGTAGAAAATCTCCCTATTACCGAAAAAGGTGCTGAAAAAGTATCTGATGTCGGATATGTATTAAATGGTAAAGTCGTGCTTAAGAACGGATCTAAATACACAGGCTTCCCATTTGCTTATTCTATATTAAATGACAAGGGGAATAATTACAAAAATGTAAGAGTTCCGGTAGTTGTCATCAAAGGTAAAAACGGTCTTAATTATCTTTTCCCAGTTAGCCTACGTTCTGTGGAATCAGAGGAAGGGCAGAAATGGATGTCTTTTATAGATATGCTGCTTGAATCCGGTGATTCTGAATTGCTACAGATGGGTCAAGATGATATACAAGATCTTAATGCGTATCTAACCAAGTTAGGTCTTGATCCGGCTTCGTATCAAGTATCGTATTTGAATCCTATTTCAGGGCTTAGAAAAGCTCGTGAGGCTATAGAAAAATTATCTACAGTTCCTGATGTTGTTAAGTGGGTAGAAGATGGAAGTAGGAGTGTGAAAGACATTGTGACGTCTGAAGTAGAATCTGGAATAGATTTCGAAGGTGAGATGTTTGTTGCTCCTAAGATCAGGATTCAGTTTGGTAAATCATCTTCCAGACCTAAATCACTTATAGAGGATGATCTTCCTTTCTCTGATGAGGGTAAGACCGTTACTTCTAAAGAAGACGTGGATGTTTATGAAGAGGAAATGCCAGAGGAAGGGGCTGTCCGGGAGACTCAGCCGGCGCCATTAGCTCAGCCGACTCCTGCGGCACAAGCTGCGCGGTCTTTACCTGGCAAGAAGCGTACCTCCAGGAAAAACTTCTCTCTTATGTTAAACGAAATAGAATCTCATATAGAAAAAGAAGGATTGCCGTCTTATGCTAATATTTTTGATTTTATAGCAAGGAAGATTGTAGGAGGTGATTTGAGGTTTCTTCGTGAGAGAGGTAATCCTAAAAGCCTTAAGGAAGAAATGGGATTAGAACCTAAAGGAACAGTAGGTGATAAAATATCCACTCCTTCCAGTAAAGGTGGTAAGACCTTAGAAGAATACGTTTCTTGGCTTCGTTCTCAAACAGATCAGGTGGTGGTTGATTATGTTGGGCCAAGATCTGACGAACAAATTATATCAGAGTTGAAAAACTTTTTGAAATATATTAATTTTGTTCCAAGCAAGGCTTTGAATTATTCTCTTAGAGTCAATGGCATGGATACCCTAAAAGAATATGGCACAAAAGAGGAAGTAGAAAAAATGGAATCTGATATCAATAGTTTGGTTTCTAAAGTTTTGCCTACGGTGGATAATAAAACTGTAGAAGATGTTTCTACTGCAATAAAATCAAACAACTTGCCTGCCATATGGGAGCCCGTGGAAAGCCTTGATATGACAAACGAGGAAAAAATAGAGTTTTTGAATAACGTAGCAGATTTCCTTAGCGGCATACCAGAGTATGATGCTGTCGTGGAGTCTATAGAGTCAGAATCAGATAATATTTTAAATGATGGAAAAGAAGGAAGTGCAGAAGGCGGTGCAGTACGCACTGAGGAAGATGGCGATAAAAAGGGAGATGGAGAAGGCAAAGGACAATCCAGAACAAATGTCGAAGTTGAAAGAAATGTCGAATTACCTGGATCTGAAGAAGGAAGAGTAGATAACTATAGGAAGAACGGAGATAAGTTCTCTGACATTGCTGAAGTTACTTTATGGCTACTTAGAAGGGCTGCCGGCATAACCTCTATTCAAGAAGGAGATGAGATTTATGTAGAAGGAGATGAGGTTAATAATATCATGACTGATATGGAATCCAGATATGGGATAGATACTATTGCCCATAATCATACAGTTAAAGCTATAAGGAGCCTCAATAACGTGTCGGGATATAAGGTGGAATACGGTTTAACCTTTATGACTTACAATCCTTTTATTAGAATATCCAATCCAAAGCAAGGGTCTAAGGTTGCAAAAGATAAACCTTATATAGCCGAAGAAGTGTTTCCTCCGATATCAAGGGTAACATCTCCTTATTTCTTGTATGGCGGTAACGAAGCATATATATCTGTTCCGGCTAAGGTAGAATCTATACCAGAGAAGATAATAGCTCGTAATGGCATTAAATTTGGCATGAGTGTAACTGAGCTAACCAAATTAGGATACAAAAAAGCTGGTGGAAACTGGATATACAAATTCTACATGAACTCAGGTTTGTATGATTTGTACAACATCAACACCGGTGAGGCGTTCAGGGCTAAACCCGATCTTGGAGTTAAAATAAGTTCCAGTGAATTTATACGTTCCTTATTACAATCTGGAAGAGAAATACAGAACATGATAAGAAACATGAGTCAGGAAGAGATAGACAGGAATAAGAATCTTGTAAAAAAATCTGATAATTCAGATTCTATAAATGAGTTAAATAAGGAGTGTTGAGTATGAGAAGGAGATACGAAGATACTTCAAGTCTTGTTTCTTACCAGTTGAAGACCAATCAGCAGGGGGATATAGAGGTTTATGTTGATGACAGATTTGTTGGAAACGTAAGTGAAGGAGTTTGCAACTGAAGGGATATTGAATACAAGAGCAAGGTTACTATATCTTTGAAGGGAGTAGAGAATAAGGCTAAAACTTCAAATAAAAGAGTTGGTCCTTCTAGAGTATGGTGGTTTTGTTGGTTAAATTATCATGATTTATATTTTTTATAGTACCTTTGTCCAAAATATTTATCACTATGGGTGTCAAATGTCAGATAGAAAAGAAGGAAAATAAAATAGAACGGGTTGAGGCCCCTAACGGGGAGTCTTCCGTTCTTTACGAAAGCGCCTTAAAATTATTAGGAAACAGTGAGCGGGCTCTTCAGGTATGGGCTAAGGCTTACACTCCTGGTTTTTTGTCGTATTACGGTCATTGGAATAACCCGGCTCCAGGGGAGATGTTTAATACCGATTCCAATGGTGAACCTCTTTTAGAAGACGTGCTGTCGTATATGAAGCGTCAAACTTATTTTGCCGATCCTCTAACGGATCAGGATGTTAAGGATGTAAGAGATTTTCTTTTATCTACCTATGGTGTTTATACGGCACCATCATTATCCAACATCATTCTTCATTATTTTTATGTAGATGGTAGTTTGATACTGAATGAGCAGAATTTAAGAAGATCAGGCTTGTATAATGAAACAGAGATAAGTAGAATCTTATCTGACCCTTCTGTTCTTAATGAAGTTTCGACATCCATGAGGAAGTTATTGGATTATTCCAATAACGAACATGATAGGGAAAAAGATAATTATTTTATGTCTATTGACTATCAGTATGGTCCTATTGTTTACAAGGAGGGAGTGTTTAACCAATTTGGTAAAAAAGTACCATATAATCCTTCTGAGCTTTATTGGGCTATGTGCAAAACAGTAGGCGGCATAAAAAACTTTTCTGAATTTTCATCTGCTTTTGAATCGTTGAGGAACCTGTATCCTGAGCTGGTCGAGAAATTTGTTTCTGATAAAAAATTTGCTGAATCTATGTTTGATGAGTTTTCATCTATGGAAAAGATACCGGTAATAAACATAGAAGGTGATGATGTGGTAGAAGGGAAGAAAAGATCTTTATCTAAGCTACAAGACCTGTCTTATTATAATCCCGGTAAAATAGAATTTCTAAGAGCTCGTATATCAGCTTATTTAAATAGGGCTAACGCTGACACCGAATCTGATTTAAGAAGCATGATATGGGATATAGAAGAGGCTTGTACGTGGTTTGGTATAGATATAATAGGGACATCGGAAACTTATGATGGCACAGAACAATCTTTGAATAAGATAGATAATTTGATGCTGGATCTTGATATTTATGTGGCCAGGCACAATGATGTGAATTATGCTCCTACGCTGGCATCTTCTATAGACGATGTTCTTGGTGATAGCACAGATTATTATTTTGGATTATTACCGGAGTATATGGATAATTTGAATATCGTTTATTCTGAATCCGATATAGACCCAGTAGAGGCATTTGAGAAACATTCATTGCTTAAGGTAGGAGATAATCTATATCAAAGGATCAGCAAAGATGATCTTAACGAGATGTATCAAATATCAACAGTGTTAGCCAAGCACGACCTAACTCACTTTCCTGCTAAAATATATCCTGAATCTTGTTTTAAGAACGGCGTTTTGGATAAAGAGAAAGTACGGAACGTAGATGATAATACGCTCATGGATTCCATTAAAAAATACGTCAGATCGTTCATGGATTCTCAGAACACGGAGGACATGGTAATGACCAGGATGGCGTTTGGGCATCCGGCGGTACTTGATGTTTCTTACGCGGATGTGGATCGGGAATTTAGTCGGTACATGAACAAAAAACAAGATAGCGAAAACCCATTATCCTTATTCGATTTATACCAATCTTACCTTGACAACAAACTCCATAAAACAAAATTATATGATAATGCCTATAAGTATCTTGACTTCAAACCTGGTCCATCTTTGGGTCTTATTTCTGATGATCCTGATATTTTGAAATCAATAGAATTATCTTTATCTGGAAAAGACAGGTTGATGTTGTTTGATTATAGCATGACCAGCACCGACCCTTCTTTATCAAAATTGTTTTATTTAGAGAGGTATGACTCTTCGTATGCCGGGAATGATTTTGAACACTATTTTTACACCAGGCACCCGTATTTGTTAAAGGAAAAATCGGGTCCTAATATCGTAGAGCAAGATGGTGTTATAACAGCCGAAGGTATTTATGATAATTTTATAAGAGTAGGTAACAAGATCTGGACTAAAGTAAGCGAGAGCAGTTCCGGATCTATCTACCAAAATCTGACAGGGACCGAATCGGAGGTGAAATACGATTCTACTCAGAAGGCTAAGACGGTAGAAACCGATTATGCTCCATACCAAAACAGATCTGGCTTGACACAAGACATGACCATAAGCAAGTCTGAATTAGGTGATCTTAATAAATTAGAATGCAAATAATTTTTGTATATATATGATATAGTTTTTTCATAATCACAATTTGGGAAGTGAGGCTTGTGAAAGTCTCACTTTTCTCATATATGTACGTATATCAATAACATACAAGAAAAGTTAGGTTTTCATTGTTTATGGATTATTTTTTGTTAAGTTTGCGATATTAGTTTCAGGAAGGGATTATGGAAATAAGGAAAAAGTAAGAACCGAACGTAACTAATAACAGTAGGAAATGAGAATCAGTACCATCAAACGTAACAACAGCATTCATCTTATGTATAAAAACATTATGAATGATTTAGGTCAATTAAGAACTGTAGTTTCAAAATCCTATATTTATAATCTGATACAAAATCAAACCGGATTAAGTATCAGAACTATATCCCATGTATTTAACCATACCAAAGAACAGGATACAGATTCTTTGTGAAAAGCATACATTTTCATACATTTGTGTGTTCTTTAGTTTTTAGATTTAAGTTTTTCATGGTATTAGTTTAGATTAGTGTAGATCAGGGTTCGCAGTGATGCGGGCCCTGGTTTGATTTAAAAAGTATTAAAATATTTGCTATTTAAGATCCTGTTCCTATCTTTGTTTCAGAAACAATGAACAACGAGATCCCACCTCTGGTTGTTTGATGTTGAAAGATATTTTTGGCTCATTAGGGTTTGTCATAGTGGGATCTGACATTCTCTTTTGGGCCTATTTTTTTTATCATGGATAAAGTTTCTGTTTTTGAAAGTTCGGATTTTGGAGAGCTTAGAATTATTGTAGATCCAAAAGGAGATGTTTGGTTTGTGGCGTCAGATGTGGCTAAATCTCTTGGATATATAAATGCTAAAGATGCGGTAAAAAGACATGTAGATGATGATGATTCTATGCTTTTGCAAGTATCTGATAATCAATGGGGCGTAAAACGATCTATATTGAAAACCAGATATATAGATAGTATAAGAATAATTAATGAATCTGGTTTATATTCTCTTATATTATCTTCAAAATTAGAGTCTGCTAAGAGATTTAAGAAATGGGTAACATCTGAGGTTCTTCCTTCTATTCGTAAAACAGGAGAATACAAAACAAGTTCAGGCGGCAAGGGAATTTTGGTTCCTGACTTTTCTAATCCAGCAGATGCGGCAAGGGCATGGGCTGATCAGTATGAAGCTGCTCAGAGAGCTATAGCTGAAAAGTCGCAGGCAGAGGCAGAGAAGCAACAAGCCTTGAAAACAATAGAAGAGCATAAACCTGATGTGGAATTTGCCGAGTCTTTTAGGAAAGTAGACCATAATAATATGTGGTTGATTCGTGATATTGCTAAAAAGTTAGAACAGAATGGTGTTATTATCGCCGAAAAGAATCTTCGATCATTTCTTGAAGAAGCTAAGTTTATGTTTAGAAACGGTCTTGGAAAATGGGAACTATATAGCAATGTTGTAGCTAAAGGATATGGAGTATATAGGTCTTATTTTGTTGATAAATATTCTGGTGAAAGAGTTAATCAACAAACTATCTACATGACAGGATCTGGATACGAAGTGACCCTCAATGGCATAAAAGGAAAACTCAAAAATGTATTTTTAAAATATGGTAAATTTGCTTGAGTTTGTTTACAGGTAGTGTTTTAAAAGAACAAAAAAAACACTACCTATTTTTTTGTTTCTGTCTTTTCTGAAAATACTTCTCTTCTATAGGAAATAAATACACCCATATTCCACCTTACAATCATGATCTTTGTTACGTGCTTCATGCACGTATGTTTAACAATTAAATACTATAAAATTATGGGTGGTGATAAAATCGTCCTTTTAGATGGAGCCGGGGCTAACGGCGGTGGTGCAGCAGCTACCAACGGTCTTCTTTCAATGATTCCCGGCATGTTTGCTAATTTGATAGGTGGTAATAAAATGGATCCTAATCTGGTGGCGGCTTTGATGAACGGTCGTAACAACCAGGACGGTTTCGGCGGGGCTAACGGTTGGTGGCTCTGGATAATTGTTTTGTTCTGGCTGTGGGGTGGACGCGGCTTCGGTAACGGTTTTGGAAATGGCGGTGATTGTTGTGCCAATGGTTTGCCGGCTCAGTTGAATAACGATTACGGTCGTGAACTTTTGATGCAGGCAATTCAAGGTAATCGTAGCGCCATAGATCAGATTGCTTCTGCTTTGAACTGTTCTACTACTCAACTTCAGAACGCTATCTGCAACGTACAGGGTGCTATTGATAAAGTAGCTGGTCAGGTAGGTATGACTTCTCAGGCTGTTATCAACGCAGTTCAACAACAAGGTTGTGAAATAGGAAATCAAATCAGCTCTTGCTGCTGCAATCTGAGTTCGTTAATCAATCAAAGCACTTGCCAGACTCAGGGAATGATTACTCAGCAAGGTTTTGATAACCAGCTTCGAACGTTGGAACAAACCAATATCTTGCAGAACGGTCTCAACCAAGGTCTGGCTAACAATCGTGAGCAAGCTACAAGCCAATTCAATATCTTGTCTGCTAAACTTGATGCTCAATCTCAGCAAATTCAGAACGCTTTCTGTGATCTGGAAAAGAGGGAAATGCAGCATACAATTGATTCGTTGCGTGAGCAGAAACAGACGTTGGAATTGTTCTCGGCACAGCAAGCTCAAACTCAAAACATTGTCAACCAAATTCGTCCTTGTCCCGTTCCGAGTTATTTAGTCTGCAATCCGTTTGCTGGTAATGGCTATGGTGGTTATCCGTATCAAGGATTTGGTGGATACAATGGAGGTTGTTGCAACAATAGTTGCGGATGCAATAATGGTTGCAACAACGGGAATGCAGCTATTTGATTTTTAGTCTGACGTTTGGAAGATGTCGTTCTTTGATTTACTGGTAAGGTTTTCGTAATCGGATAAAAACATCCATTTACATCCTTTATGTGTGTGCATTTTATGTTTGCAACATTTTAGTATGGATGAGTGATTATATCCATTTCTATATGCTTCCATCACGGAGGGAAATGTTTCAATCATTCCATCATCGCTGATTCGTACGACAGGTATGCTTTTCTTTGTGTTTAGTTTGCCTGTTTTAGAGCTAGACAGTCTTTTTCTTGTGATCGGATTGTTCATGTTCATAACTTGATTGCACCATCTTAAATTATGTACATTATTATTCAGAGAATTTCCGTCTATATGGTCTATATCTGGATAATTATTAGGATTGGGGATAAATGCGGTAGCCACGATTCTATGAGCTGTTATTGATTTTCTATTTCTTTTGTTTTTATATAGATGGTAACTGTGATATTCGGGTCTACTTGTTCTTTTATTTGGTGTTAGTATGCGTTGTCTTACAACTCTGTAAGAGCAATGTGTATTTCTAACTTCTCTTTTAAGGGAAATTACTCTCCCAAAGGATGATACCATATAAAGTCCCTCAAATCCGACCACGTCTCTCCATTCCTCTCCCTCAAGGGAGACGTTCTTAATAAATTCTTCGTTCGTCATTTTCTCTAATTTTTAAAATGTGGACTAAGTTTTTAAAGAGAATGGGAAGGGAGAACTTAGAGAAACCCTTATCAGCAAAGACGCGACCTCTGCCTATCCCAGTTGCAAATGTAGTATTTACAGATTGATAATTGAATTAAAAAAGTTTAATTATGGCTTGTGTTTCTAAAATAGGATCGTTGTATGAGATGGTTACGAAGAATGTTATTGTCAGTACGACAAATACAATCTTCGGTATTAACCCACGGGCTTGGATCGCCCTTCCGTGTGAGGGTCTTATCCTTCTTAAGATAAGGCAAGTAGTCCCCACAGCCGGAAGTGCTCTACCGGTACAGATTGCGGTCCCGGCAAACAGCACAGTTTCAACAGTAGGAGCCGACACCTGTTGCCCGGTTACGGGAGTGAATGTCGTGAACCCTATTAACGTAGCTGTCACGGGTGCTGCTATGGTAAATGGCACAGAACGCCTTCTGTACTTCAATAAAGTTCGTGGCGTGTTAAGATTAATGGATTGCTGTGTTCCAGTAGCGGCAGCCCAGGCGTCTGAAGTTAAAGCAGGTAAATGATTTCAGTAGGGTGATGAAGATCATCACCCTATTTTCACCTAACTAATATTTTGATCATGTTTTCAGATTTGAAGAAAGGGTTTCAGGTACATACCCTTGATACTAATACAGTACCTAAATACGAATTGGGAAAGGTAGTAGCCGTATCCGAACCCAGGTATCTTCCTCCTCAGCCAGGTCAGTATCAGGCGATGCAGACCCGAGTGGTGGATCTGACGGTAGAGCTCACTGGCGAAACCAAGACCTATACGGTCCCGGAATCCCAGAATGTGGCTAAGGCTATGGGCATAACATTATCTACCAGCATAGATCCGATTATGAACGAACTGAATGCTATAAAAAACACCAGTCAAGACATAATAAACAGCGTAGATGCCCATCGTGCCAAGATAGAGGCTTGTGAATCTATATTAGAAGACATCAATCCGGCATTCAAACAAACGAGAGAGCAGGATCGTAAAATAGCTGGTATAGAAAATAAGGTGAATGACCTTACTGATTCATTCGAAGATTTAAAGAAGTTAATTGTAGAACGTTTGAAATAAGTATAATATGATAGTATATGATTTAAATTCAGGACACAGAGAATATCCTGGATATGACGAGATAGAAGACAGACGAGGTGGAGGCAGAGGCAGAAGCCGGCGTTCTGATGGGACGTACATGGGGTACGGTGGTGGTATTTACGACCATTACGGTATGCATGAGAAGATGAAGGAAATGGAAGAGCGAGAAAACGAGCTGGAAGAAAGGGAAAGAAGGCTTGAAGAGCGCGAACGTCGTCATGAAATGGAGGACCGGGAATACCGGAGGATGGGTTACGAATCCTACCCGACCGATTACTATGGAGACGACAGATACTACGGTGACGGACCTCAGATGCGTAGAGGTCGCGGACGTGGCAGAGGTCGTTCTTATTGAGGAGCAGACGCAGAGGATCCAGCTTATCAGAAATATGTAGATACTTACGGCTACCATTTTTCTAATGCTCTCGCTGATGAGGCGGTAAAGAAGATGGTCAACGTCGATGGATCCAAGAGGATCTGGAAGCAGCCGGAAATAAAAGATATTTTTGAAAAGTGCGGAGCGAAGAAGCCGGATAAAGCGACATGGGGCGATGTCCAATATGTCTTTGCAATGTACTATTCGGATGGTTTTCCGAAGGTCTTCAAATGTGAGAACGAGTTGGTGAAAGCTACGTTAATGTATTTGGATGATCCGGATGCTCCCGAAGGAGTAGCCTTTATAAGATGGCTTGCCGTGCAAGATTACCTCGGCGAAAAAATAAACTGGAAGGATCTGACCTGAGATCCAGATCCAGGTCCTTCCGGTGGTGCGGGAGCCATAGTAAAAAATATGATTCCCGCATTCCCGTTTTTCCCGTTTGGAAAAAAAAGAATAAAAATATTATACCGGTCGGCGGGCAATAGAATACCCGTGGCCGGTTTGTTTCACATAACTTTTTTTTGACATGAATATAGCACACGAATCTAAATCGAATAAAACCCCATTGTATTTAATAGGAGAGTTGATTGGCGTACCGAATACGGTTATGGACTCAGCATTGCATGAACTGAAAGATAGAATAGACAAAGACCCTAAATATAAAGATGTTAAAAATTGGCTCGAATCTTTACCCAAGATCTGAACCTATTTTTTTTCAATACCGGGCCCGATGCGATTTTAACGTATCGGGTTTTTATTTTAATTCATATTGTTTTATTTTAAATCTAATTAATTCATGAATGTCGTACTTTTGTTGAAAAAGTATTCTATATGGAAAATAAGGAAGATTACGTTGGTTACGAAGATCAAGAACTGTGTAACCGGTATTACAAAGAGGCTGAAGCCATGAGGCAAAAGCAGGACTGGTCTCGGCTTAGGGCTGTCCCTGCTCCGGCCAAGGGAACGCCATCGCCCGGCTGGGGTCAGCTTGGACGTGGAAATGATGTCCGTGTTAAGTACGTTAGCATCAATTCAGGATTAGGAGGGGACAGATTATGACCGTAGAAGAATTAGCTAATAAAAGATACGGTGGCGAATTTGTTTTCATGCTTGGTCATTTGGAAGGTGTAACAAGATTCGTTTTTGAATGTTTCGATCCCAGGCCTGATCACGAAGGTAAAAACACTTATATAGTTTCTTATTTTGATAAGGGACTTCGTAGAAGAGATGTGGTAGATGTGCCATGTTATATGAATGTTTTAGCAAAATAAATTAAAATATTGTAAATATCGTGGTTAGAATCGCATATTTCGGAACCGATGGCTGCCCTGGTCATCATGTTATTTCAATACGAGGTAAATTTACGGAAGAGGATGTTAAGGTAATAGAATCTGTAGATTGTGATGATTTTTATAAGGTGTTTGATGTCATGCGTTTTAAGATAGCTGAGTTTAAAGGATGGACGATATTAGGAATCCCGGCAAGCTTAGACGATCATAGACCTGGAAGCAAAACCGTTATCTTTATAGAAGGTAAAGCTAACGAAGCTGATTTTATAGAAGTCATACAAGAGTATTCTTTTCTTAAAAATAAGGTAAAGAAACTTGCCGAATTGTATCATGATGGAGAATGGCTTGCGACTGGTAAATTGAATCAAGATTCGCTTACTAACAAGGAGCGGTTTCAATTTACATTAGACAAGGGTGATATTATTAACATGATTAGGGGAGTCGATTTAGATCCTTATTCTGATGTGGCGAATGAAATGGAGAAAATCGGATTGGGATCATCATCTGATTCTTCATATGATGGTCCTACATGGTCTTGGTTTATTAACAAAGTAGATATTTGGCAGAATAATGCATGGGATGGTTTTTCTGCTGAGTTCTTATTGGATTTGTATTGTAGGATAAAAAAAGTATAATAACAACTAATTTAAAATAAATCATGGGATTAGACGATTTAAAAAAAGATGTAATTAGAGTGATGACAAAAGAAGAGTTCGAATCAGCAATCAACGAAGATATTAAATTCGTTGAAAGATTTAAGCATTTTTTTTAAACATGATGATGTTGCGAGGATAATAGAACACATAAAGTCTGTGTTAGAAGCATCAGTGGACTACTGCTATCCTAATCATCCTGAAGTAGAATTTGAAAAAGATTTTAATATACAATACGATGTCAATAAGATCTTGAACAAATACGGCCACACCGAAATGGGTCTGTATAAAATACAGCTCTATGTAGAGAAGATTTTGGGTAGTATTCAAAACAAGAAGCCTGTAGACGTGGGAGAAGTCTCTGATGGATACCATACTTTCAATGAATTGTATCGGTACTGCATGTTGTATAACGCTGCCTTCTTTAATCTATTAGCCAGAAACGGACAGGTTGAAGTTTGCAAATCAAGGAGACACAGCGACGGAGAAAAATGCTTCGGTTCTGATGATTGGTTTATTGTGATGGCGATTCTACCTACCGGTCAGGTATCTAATCACTATGAAAGCAAATACTGGGATTTGTTTGATGTTCCTGAAAGAGAAACCGCTTTCGAATACGATGGCCATACACCAAATGAAGCTGCCGACAGACTTAAAAAGTATCTCAAACTGCCTCGTCGTGGCATGACATTCGAACAGGCTTTAGAACGGCTTAAATTAGGTCGTAAGATAAAAAGAATCGATTGGGGTAAAAAGTATATCTGTATGTTTGACGTAAATATATTGATGATAGATACAGGTCAAAAAGTAGCATCAAATTGGAATCCAACCGAACATGATATTATGTCTAATGACTGGGAGATTGCGGAATGAGCTTGTTTGTATGTTCAAAATGTGGCTGTATAGATAATACAGCCACATCATATTACTGGGCTCTTATAAGACCTTGTAAGAATCGTATTTACGATAAGTCGCTAAAGGGATATGAAGGCAAGCCTCTTTGTTCTGAATGTGCCGCTATTGAATATAGTAAGGGAGGCGAAGTGGTGGTAGTTCCTGGAACGTGGCACGGTAAGTTCAAGAAAGAATGGCCTACCGAAGAAGAAAAGAAACATATTGGCAAAAACGGAATATTAAATTTATAGTCATGTGTAATAAAGAAATCGTGATATGCGCGGCCATCTGGGTACAGGACGACAAGAAACGACCCTATCAGCCCACCAATATACCATCCGGCACCGTGTTCTGTGGATTGAGACACCCCTCTATACTATCTCAACTTGCGGCATACGGTATAGCCCATAAAAACTGTAGTGTTCAAGGATTTTTGACAAGCAAGAATCATTTTTTAACAAGAGAGGAAGCATCTGAACTTGTTAAGAGCAATAATCAGGAAATGGTAGTAGATAGGAGTGCCATTAGAGAACAATTGTATTCAGAAGATCTATATTAACTAAAAAAACAAAATAATATGGGATTTAAAATCAAAAAGTCAATCACTTATGATATGATGGACGACAGTCGGGTAGAGTACGAATTTGATAATACCAATGATTTAAATCATATCATATTTAAAGGTGATTGTAGAGAACCTTTTTCATTTAGCAGAGTACTTGTTGAAGAATTAATTAAGACATTTGAAACCATACGGGATAGATACTCTGATAATTATGAACTTAAGGTCTATCTTTACAATTGTATAATTCAACTGAGCGTAAATCCAAAGGACCCCAGTGAATCCTTTTTTGGCGTATATGATAGAGATGAGATGAAATTGATATATAGTATAAAAAATAGTATCTTGAAAGGAATGTTTGGCATATGATTACTAAACAAGATATACAAGCAGCAGCATCGTATATTTTCCGAAGCAGTTTTGTCTCGGAGGACCGGGCAAGGAAAGCAATGGTAAGAGCCGGCAATAACGCTACCAAGATCCTCGTCAAGACCTTTAGAGGCAAGTTGTTCAATAAAGCTTTTGAAAGAGCCCGTAGAGGAAAGGATATCAGCTCTTTTGAAAGACAGGAAAAAGAAAGTGGTTTCAATTTTCTACATAATCCTAATAATGGTCGTATGCAAAGCGGTCATGTCAAAATAGATGAAATTGGACTATTTAAACAAATAATAGAGTAGGGTACGTAAGTTATCCGACTTTTTCATATATTTGTGGCATGGCAAGAGGTTATTATTGGATACCACAAACAGATGAAACGTTAAATGGCAGAAGCTATTACGTGGCTAAGATAGTAGGAGATATCACGTTTGATACTAAACGAAAAAGAATCGTATTTCAAGCTGATAGGTATTTCCCTGTAGGATCTGTTTTCCATTTTACGCACAATTGCTTTAACTATATCATAACTTGCCGACTTCGTAAGCCGGGGCTTTGGTTTGAAGCCAGGAGAGAGGATTCGGGCCCTATTTGCCCTGAAGATATTGAGCGCTTTGAATCGGGAAGGTTTATTCACCGAGATGGGTACATGCATTACATATAAGCTGAACTTGACGATTTTTCGTCAGATTATAATTTTTTTTCATATCATTTTAAGCCATCAGACTGAGAAGTTAGGTGGCTTTATTTTTTATGATATGCTTGATTTTTAACTACCTTTGTCTCATAACAAAAATGTTTTACTATGACATCAACGTGTATTATTAAAAGAGATAATAAAAAGAAAGTTGTTTCTGTCTCTACCAGATCAGGGGACAGGTCTATGTTGTTTGATAAAATAGCATCTATTCCTCTTATGGAGAACAGGGAACGGGCTACTACTGTTTTTAAAACCGTATTTTCTAATAAGTTCTTAAAGGCTTTTGGCGACTGGAGAAGGAATGTACCTGTTAATAAACAGGCCTACAATAAGGTGAAATCCAACATCGATCTTATTCCGGAAGCCTATAGGGAAAGGGTGCTGGATAAGGCTTCTAAGATAAGTAACCCTGTTCTTGTGTCAAAATCAGATGCACCTTATGAAATCCAAGAATCGGGCTTTGGATTCTACAGCCAAAATCTGGGTGATAATATTATGTTGGTGGATGCTATGGTCCCGTCAAGTATTTCCGTACCGGAAGGACCTGGAATAGACGCCGGGCAGTATCTACAAGATACCATATCTTCAGACTTCACTCCCGTATCTATGGTACAGGATAAGGGTGTTAATTATATGGTTATAAAAGACGGTCTTAAGATATTTAGCCCAGAAGAGCTACCAGAAACAGATTCTAATCCTGTGGGTGTAACGTATCAGACCGGAGAGCCTCGTTTGTTTTTCATGAACGATCGTAGCCAATTATTTGAAGATTACGGAGAAGCTCTTCGCTCTGGCGGGAATGATATTAGAATAGGGTTCTTATCAGGCACCGTTCAAGAATCTGCCGTGGATGGCGTGGCAGACATTACTTACAAAGCTGGAAAGTATGTTCTTAACAACCCCAAATCTTTTATACCGGTCATGACCGCTTCTGCTTCTACTTCTTTATCAACAAAAGGTGGTATAATTAACTACCTTATAAAGAAAGGTCTTTTGTCAGGATCTAAGATATTCGATCCTGAAACAAGAAGCTATTATCTTACAGGAGAAGGTCATACAGGACAAATTAGACTTTTCAATTCAGCCTTATCATACACCGAGCTCCGTAATCATTTTGGTTCCGATGTTTCCATGAACGACCAAGGTATGATAACCATAAGCTCGTTGGATAACAGTAAGGTAACTATGAGACTCGCCACCGGAGGAACGGAAAGGGTTAGCAGGGGGCAGATAAAGAACGATCTCAAGTCAGGAAGATACAATGAATTGGACGCCAAGTACGATCATTTTGATGCGCTTGTAGTTTCATTCATATTAGAAGACAACGATCTTTATGCTGATACTAAAGCTAAGATCGTATCGGATTATAGCAGGCAGGAACGTGACCAACGAAATTCTATTGTAGAGATATTGAAAACGCTGGGCGTTAGTGTCATAGGTATGACCGACTATATAGAGAAGTATCAAACCAAATACGGGCATGAACCTTCTGCTAAGGCATTGGCGGATATTGCCAATAACGTAATAGCAGTTGGTGAAGATGCTACTTTATCTGATTTAGTAGAAGAAACATCCCACTTCCTTGTAGAGGCATACAGAGATCAGAATGCTGTTGAGGATGTTTTGCAAGACGTAGAAGGTACGGAAGAGTGGAACCAGTATGCAGGTCAGTATTATAATACATACGGTAAAGTATATGAAGGAACCGAACTTGATAATGCGGTTAGGAGAGAAATTCTTGGAAAGATCCTCGCCAGGGAGATGCAGACCGGCACAGCACAGGCGCCTGTAGAGCCCACCTCCTTCCTGGGGCGTGTCCGGCAGCTTCTCTCTGGAATCGTAAGCTGGCTTAAATCAGCTTTATCTACTCAAAGACAAGATTTGAATAACGTTATTAAAAACATTCGTGATCTTGCTATTACCGACATAGATAAAGGATTTGACACCTCTCTGTTAAAGGATAATGACTTTACATTATACTCCCTTTCCTCTATGAACAAGAACAAGTTTCTTGAGTCTAAGATCCGGGCATTGAGAAAAACCTTAAGAGACTTGCGTCAGATAAGCTCTGATAGGGCTGTAACTACGTCTATGACCCTTGCTCAGCTTAAGACCATAGAGGATAAGATAAATAAGGTAGAGACCGAAATAGACAAGAATGAGATGGCGGCTGCCATGAACAGCATGATCTCCACAGCCGAAGCTCAGGTCAGATACTTAAGCAACGTAGTAAATACTATCCTTCATGGTGATACCAAAGACGGTAAGCTTCATTTCAATACCAATGATCGAAAGAACGTAGATATTATCAACAATCAGGTTCTTCCGATCATGAACGATCTTCGAGGATATATCCGTAACAGAAGTACCGAATTTGATGAACGTGAAAAGCAAGATTATACAAATAGGATCAATACCGTCATTGCCGACATCAATGGTATTCAGTCTGATATTAAATCAGTACAAGACCTTGATGAAAGTACGTTGCTTGATAAGTTAATGAACGAACTTCATGTGCCGGCAGATAAGGTAAAGAGAGTAAAAGAATTTTTCGACAAGGTTCAACACGATGTTTCTTGGATAAGTAGGTGGTTTGGTATATTAGAGCATTCTTCCAGTCCGTTCAATAACGCTCTTGGAGCTATGATTGCCAAAGACAATTACAATGCGATGGTGAATGCCCAGCCCGCCATATCCGACTTCCTGGCATATGCTAAAAAGCATGGTTTTAACAAATCTGAATTTGAAAAACTGCTTCAGAAAGTAGACGGCAAAACTTCTAATTACCTTCGTAGTGCTCTTGATATGGCTAAATACGATCGTAATAAGAAGCTGGCGCAGATGCGAGCGTTTGCGACTGCCATGAACATAGAGATATCAGAAGAAGAAATTGGTGATGTGGTTGACAATAACCGTAATTACGTATTTAAAAGAGAAGTAGTTGACAAGGATGGAAATACGGTTACTGAAAACGCTAAATTCAAACCATCGTCTGATAGAGTTAATACCGATATTTTTACCATCGAGCAGGAAAAGATTTATACAGAACAGATGGAAAAGTGGGATGCTGAAAATTCGGAACTGGAATTTAGCGAAAGTTATGCCACAAGAATGGAATCCATATACAAAAAGGCTGAAGAAGAATTAGGGCATCCGGTTTCTCAAACAACCAAAGAATACCTTAATGCTCTATCCAGGCAAAAACGGATATTGAGGCAGCCTTTTATTGATAGCGGTGGTAATTTTGATGAGGTTGCCTATTTTAAAAGCAGCAATTACGAAGAAGAAGGACTGCTTCGTAAACAACGTAAGGAAGCAGCTTCAGAATACATATATGTAGGAACCAGGAGAGTGGAAAAAACCGGCGACCAACTTAAGATGGCTAAAGAAATACAAGCTATAAATGAAGTTTGGAGAAAGGAATCAAATAATGTTACCAATGCCGTATCAGAATCGTTTTTGCAAAAATTAAGAACGATTCAGAGCGAGTCGGGAGGAGAAGCTGCGCTGAAGACACTTATGTTGGGAGGTCACCTGTCGTTCAATGATCGGTTTTGGAATGAAGTAGAATCGGAACAGTCGGCGCGTACCGAATCAAATAACAAGGCTTCGTATCTTAAAATGGCGCATGATATCATTAGTTCTACGACAAGTGATAGAGATGCGACTGACGTGGATTCGATTGTGAAAGATATAGAAAAAAATAAGGCCATTATCAAGGAAATAATCGGAAACAACCGAGATGTGGCTGATATCGGAGAAATTAACGAAGCGACATTTACCTCATCTGAAAGAGATGCTTTTAGGGCCGCATCTGAAGCTATTGAAGCTGATTACGCTATCTTAATAGATTATGCTAAGATGGTGGGTCTTGAAGATATTGATAAGTACCTTACTAAAAGCAGTAAGGCCGAAAACGAAGTAAATCAGTCTTATTTAAATGCTCTTGCTGACTCCAAGGAAGTGGAATGGAAGTTCGTACAACGTCATACTACGGCGAAGAAAGCAAAAAGGATTCAGGCTTTAAGGGATAAGCTGTTTAAGGCTGCTGATAACCGATATCTGTTTACCGTATCTGAAACCAACTACCTGTCAGAAAAGCTTGGTATAAGCAAAGAATTAGACGGTAGAGATTTCAGGAATGCTGTTAATGCTAAGATGGCCAGCTTGTTTTTAAATAATACAAGAGAAGAGGGCATAGAAGAGACCAATGCTATTGTTAATGAATTTGCCAGGAGCCAGGTCTTTTCGTACTATAAACGCATGGCGCCTACCGGATATGCGGCCATGATCGACAAAATAGGTCGAGGTGAGATAGATGTGGCGCAGATGGTTAAGGACGTACAAAACGGTACATCCACCCAAGATTATGGCATGGACATATCGTACCTGTCTTTCGATCCTGCAAGGGCATGGGTGGCTGAATCTGAAGCCGAAAATAGCGGCCGTAATCCTGATTATGTAAAAGATCATGGGTATGGTCATCGCATGCCTAAGAAAAGCCTGTATCGTGATGAATCGTATTTCAATGACTTTGGTATCAAGTATGATGCTGACGGTAATGAAGTTGCTACTAAAAACGTAGAGCAGTGGAATATGATTCAAAAACTCAAGGAAATAAAAAGACAATCCCTTGATCTATACAAAGAGCAGAGTCCCAATTTGTATGCTATTCCACAGATATCAAAACAAGACATAGAACGTATGGAAGGATTGGGTATTAACTTCAAAAATACGGTTCGTAATTTTGTATCAGATCTGTGCCTGGACAGAGTAGACGATTCTCTATATGGTAAGACCAGGCAAGGGGAAGTATATGATCCGGAAGACAGACTTAGGTCTATACCTAAATACTACATATATGAGTTGGAGAACCAAGATGATGTATCTCACGATTTTGGCTACTCTTATTCGATGCTTATGATGCAGTCATCGTTATATAACGAAAAGCAGAAGTCTATAGAGCTTGCCCAAGGACTGGAGCAGATGTTACTGAATAAACAATTTGAAGGCGGTAAGAAGGCTGAAGCAACCCAAGCATATCAGATGTTCAGGGACTTCTTCAACGATCATTATTATGGCATTAGGATGAACACCAAAAAACTTACGGTGAACATCGGAGGATATACGGTAGACCTTACAAGAATTATGATGGCTGTTGAAAGATTTATGTCGGTTATGAACTTGGCACTGTCTCCGTTTGTGGCAGCTACCGGCGCCCTTACCGGCCATATCAACCTCATCATGGAATCTGCCGTAGGACAGTATATAAGCAAAGACTCCCTTAAATACGCATCGGCTGAGTTTTCACGCCTTGCGCCATCTTGTATAGCAGAAACCGGAGACATAGATAGAAAAAGTAAATTATATGTCATAGGTGAGAGAATGGGTATTTTCAACATACGAAACAGAATGTATGGTGCCGGATACAATAGAGTGGCCAGGACCTTAATGCGTTCACCGATGTATGCTTTTATGGAAATCCTGAACTACCCTCTTGATCCGCAGGTTATGATTGCCACTATGGATAACGTGCGATACTATAAAGGCCGGTTCTACACGTTCCAGGATTTCAAGATGGAAAAAGAACGTGGTAAAGAACAGAGTACCATAAAAAGAGAATGGAATGCATTAAAAGATCGTACTTTATGGAGTATGGTAGATGTCGTGGATGGGAAGGTGGTTGTAAAGCCCGGATCGGGTGTTACTGTTGAGGAAGTTGAAACCCAGATGGCTATAACCAGAAATCAAGTTCGTAGCTTGTCGCAGATATGTAACGGATCTTTGAATGAAGAAAACCGAACTGCCGCATCGCGCAACTGGATAGCCAGGTTCATGACCGCCCACCGAGGATGGTTGGTGCTGGCGGCTCAACGTCTGTGGAAAAGACGTGGCTTCAATTTCCAGACAATGCAAGAAGAGGAAGGACTGTCAATTACGTTAAAGAATATGATAGCCAAAACATTTAGCCTGGCTTCCGAGTCTGGTATGAAAAACATCATAGATGCCTGGAATGAAAATAAAGACAATATGAATGAGGTAGAAAAAACCAATCTCAAACGTCTCAGTGTCTATGCCGGCACGTTCCTTATCATGCAGGCCGTATCTATGCTTCTTGCCGGATGGCGTGATGATGATGAAAACGAAGAAAGTTGGCTTACTCAATTTGGATCCTATGTCGGATTCAGAACCATAAACGAAATAGCTTCACAGATGCCGTTTATTATGGAGCTTAACGTGGTAGATATCATTAACGATCCGTTTGTTATGGGGCGAAAACTGAAGGATCTTACCGATCTTAGGAATTATTCACTTGATAAAGTAACATCCGGTACATACAAGGGAGAGTCTAAGTTATTTAGGCAACTCGCCAAACAGACGTTTATCAAACAATGGTATAATATCAAGACGCCGGAAGACGTAGCGCGCGCCTATAATTGGTGGCAGCAGACGAACAACAAGTCAATGATGTTCTTCATCGGCGCTACTCCTGATTCGGAAGGGGACGATGATGTTAGCTACAAGTAGACGAAGAATATCGGACTTGCATTGTTTTTGTATGATTCCAATATGTTATATTAGCATCGTCAAAGAGTAGATTGTACGTTTTTTGTTCTTACTTGAAAGATTATGTAGGTTTAATTTTTTCTGAAATTGTTTTCTTACCGGTTCTCAGTCAGAGATGATAGGGAACCGGTTTCTTTTATGTTGTCAATTATTGCTATCTTGCAAACAAAAATCATGAGACGAAGATTTCAAATAGGGATGGGGTAAATCCCTCGCTTATAATCAATAAAGGCATATACATCCAACATGTAGATGGAGGATTATATACAAAAGAAAATTGGTCTAATAAAGGATATTCCAATGATCTATGCAATGGAATAGCTCTTGTAGATAAAGTGTGTTTTGTTATAGCCACCGAATATATTGGCACATTTCGTTGGGGTAAGGATGGAGAAATAGACAATATATTTGCACAAGATAGTTCTCATATGGGAACTATTAAAAAGGATTATTGGGGGCGTGAAAATCAGAATGCGTATCTTGAATATGATACCAGTAATACAGATTACGCTTTTAATAAAGCTAATAGCTATTTATTTAAAAATGGTCAAAATGGATATGTAGGTGGCGCCGGAGAGTTTTTTTTGATATCATTGTATGCTAATGAAATAAACGAATGCCTTTTAATGGTAGGAGGTACGATAATGAGTAATAGAATGTGGACATCCACTCGAAATGAAAAATTTTCCTATTCGTGGTATTATGATATAAACATCCAAGGAGATCATTTGGATACAGGTTCAAGGGGTAGTTCACATTATGTCCGTCCTTTTACTGAATTAATTTTATAAAATTATGAGAAGAAGATTTGAAAATATTAATACAGTTGCTGGCGGCAAGATCCCTGTTTTTGCTTGTTCGATTTCGGCCCCTACAACCACATGGCGAAATCCTGTACCTATTCTTGGTTGTAGATACCGATCTAATGGAGCAACTATGGCGGCTTCCTATGTTTTAGATGAAATTAATAATAGCAAGGTATGTACGATGGGCGGTAATCCTATAAGTTGTACGATATCAAATTTTGAACAATATATCCAGGCTTACTTTAATGAAGGACAGGTAACAGGTGATATTATGTTACAGTTTACGATTGGAGACGTTTTTTATTATTTCTTTATTACAGAAGGATCCAATCAAGTACCTCAACTGAAATTAAGTCCAAGTACTCACCTTATTCATTCAATATATAAGATAAGTACAATTGGCAGCTTTGTTCCTATTGACACCTATGTAGAATTATAATAAAAGATATAAAAATAGTACTAAAATGTATTAGTATAAGATAAGACGGTTATTAATCATATATTACAATAATCCCCAACCGTACACCTATTGTATGGCCGGGGATTATTGTAGTTACCATCTTTTCTTGTAACAAGAATCCACTACCTTTACCTTTTCTTCTTTGTTCTTACCATAATTAAATTCATACGCATCTTCGAATGAATAAAAAACAGCATAACACGACATGCCAAACATATCGTATTTTATCCTGTTTTTCCATTTCCCAAAAATGTTTTGATATTGGCATCAATATTCTACTTCCCCATTAGTTAATTTCCTTTCAACTATTCTAAGAGGAATATGAAACAAGTTTCTAAGCATTAACTTCATGACCTTCCCTATCTGTGAAAACTAAACCAATACCTTCTACAATATATCCTACTACAGGAGCTTTGTCAAATTCCTCCTTCGTAGCCCAAGTAGCATTATCAGGCATAAGATCCTTGAATGCGTCCGAAACATCACCTTGGCACCAGCAGTTATTTGATACAACAATGCCTTTCCCTTCGATATTGATATACATCTTTCTTCCACCACATCCAAGGCTGTTCCATCCGCTCGGTACGTTTTCCACCATAGGCTTAAGCACCCAGCTTTCACCGTCTATCCTAACCCATCCTGGATCGTCTTTGTGCTTGTCGTACATATTTTGCCAAAAAGAGCATTCGTAGCACCACCCCCTGTCTTCCATGACAGTTCTTATCTCACACCTTTCAAATCCATCTGCATCCATCGTGTGCGGAGAATGAGGCTGGTGAGGGGTGCCACATTTTGGGCATACGAGTTTTAAATTATTTTCCATATTATTTTACTTTCACGATCTTAATAGAATCTCCGATATTGTATTCCCCTTGGTATCTAACGAATTTTATGATTCTATTATGTTTAAATATTGAAATTCTTTCGTCTTCAGCATAATACATCACACGTCCACCCTGTAAAGGACGTAAATCATATATAACCCATCCGTTATTAACCTGACTATCATCATGCGAACATGATGATAACACAAGTGCCATCAATAAAACAAAATACCTCATATTATTTTCAACATAAAAATTTATAACCTATTTTTACTGCCTCTGCTTCTTCTCTCGTATCAAACATTAAGGTAGTGACAGCTCCTATGCCTTCACAAACGTAAGACACTTTCACCCACCACCTAAAAACCCCAGAGCCATAATCATCATAGTACGGCTCAGAAAGAACTTCTTCTACATACCCATCCAAATAATTCACGATCGCTCCTCCTTATTTTTAGATTCAGCCTCTTCGAGTATGCTAATTACCTTATCAACAATATCCGAATCAGACATTTTCTCAATAAAAATATCCATTGCCTTAGTTATGTCATTGGCTTCTTTTTCTTCAAGAGCTATTTCTCCACCGGTAATAGCATCAGATAATGATGTAGATAAGTGTCTTATCTTATCAATGCTCATAAACGTAAATGGATTACCACCTTGACCCCCACCCATTTCTTTCATGATCTGATATCCACCTGAAATAAGTCTGCCTGATGTCGTGGCCAAGGAGGATACGATTAGGGACAGTACCGCCGCTTCCGTCCACTCCTCGGACACACCCTTCGACCACACGGCTGCCCTTATAGCGCCGGCCAGGTCGTCTATGTATGGCATGAGGCAATCTTCCATCGCTTGTGTTATATCAGCTATAACCTCACTACGCTCTTTATTTATGTAGTAGATAGAAGCATTGTACCTCTTTATCTCTTTGTCCATATCATTTAAAAGACGCTTGATATTGTGCTTATACATAGGACTGGTTTTAATTACTTCCTTTAGCTTAAGAATGTAATTATAAGCCTGGTCGTTTACGAACAACGTCATGGTTTCAACCGTTGAATGAAGCGTGTTGAGACTGTTAAGAATCTTATCGAAATTGTTTATCAAATAAGCTTTTCTGGCTTTTGCCGCGTAGTTAATCATCGCATTTAAATTTTAGATTTTCAAGTTCATTCAATTGTTTCTTAGTAGACTCGATCAGGTACGTTCTCCGTTTCTCTGCATGTTTTAAAGCTTCTTCTTTGCTCTCAAAAGCATCCCTTCCTATTTCATAAGGAGTAAACCTATCAGGAATGTCGGCTAACAAAAGACCATCATACTCTTCTATCTTAGCTTTTACTTTTCTTATTATACCGTCTCTCATGCACGCATCTGTAATCCATATGAATCTATTATATTTTTCTAATTCCTTTTCGTACAATTCATACCATTCCGGCTTAGGAAATCTTAATGTGAATCTAATTTCGGTATCTTTCTCTAAGACATTAATATCATACGCCTCCGGCCACAATTCTTTTATGCTGTCTTCATCTTCAGCATATGCTACCAATACAAATGAATTATCGGATTCTGCACTACACCAATATGGATATTTTATAGGCCATTTGACTGGACGGTAGTCGTTGTCGCAGTCGGATTTTTTAATGTAAAATCTTGCTCTAATCATATCGTTGCTAATCTAATAATTTTTCTATTTTAATTAATTTTGATGATAGATACATATTCCATTTTCCTCTGCCTCTGTCACCTTTTTCGTTTTGTTTTTGGATTGTCAAGTACAGATCTCCGTCTTCACATACTTCAACTTTTTTCAAGAAGCCTATCATTTCATCTCCTGTTTCGTGTAAAATACGGATCTTATCTCCTTCTTTTAACCCATAATTGGAATCAAAGTATTCTTTTTTGATTCTATCAATATTGTCTTTATGGTTTTTTATAGCATAAAGCTCTTTTCTTAATAAATAATTTAGTTGTTCTATTGTCATTTCTTTTCCTCCTTATTTATTGGTATCAACCCTTTTCCATGCTTGTCATACCACAGCATAGCTATACAGTTCCATGCACATTGTGCAAGATGAAAACATCCTGTATCAGAATCCACTCTTTCCCCTTTCATGTATTCCATTAGGTGTCGAAACATCGCAGCACGATACCGTTCAAACCCGTTGTCAAGGTTCTGCCATTTATTGGGTCCGTACTTCTTTGCACCAGCATGATAGACTTTTACAATGTCCTCAATCTCTTCCATTGGAAGTAAATCCCATCGTAGTTTATCATCAATGATGTCATTTTTCACCGATTTGTTTTCTATGGGGTCTTTGGTAAGAATAATATCCATAATATCCGTTTCTATGACGAACGTCTCCCCATTGCAACAAACCTCAGCATATTTATCATTTACTTCTATGTCTGATACTGCCTCCGCTATAGCTCCTTTGACGATTTTAAATTCGGCACTGATTATATCATCTTTTAATATGCGAAAAATAGATCCTTTTGGATAAAGGATATTTTTAGTATTATCATCCATCTTTTCCATTGCTTTATCGTTGTTTTACCTCATTTCGATAGTAATATAATCCATCTTCGTCTTATACCCTATCATTTCTGTTTTTCTCAAAATACTGTCTTACGGCTTCAATCGCCTTATCGTCATCAAAAGCCTCTACAAACCCCTCATAGAATCTATTTCGCTCCATAGAGAACGTATTGCTTCCATCCGGAATGGTTCTGAACACAACTACCTTCTCTCCATCTACGTTCGTTCCTATGATGTTGTTATGGAGAATAATAGAATACCGCCCAGAGTTTTTGTTCTGGACGACACTATGTTCGAGATTGTAGAGTCTAAGTAGTTCTCTTATTTCTTTTACTCCCATATTATTTTACGTTTTTAGAAGTTACAGCCTCTTCTCCCCATTTCTTTACATATATAGATCTCATCATGTTCATTAAATTAGAGAAAGAAGAGATGGTTCCCATCTCTATGCAGAATGCAAGATTAGACTGTAGGGTTTCAAGTTCTTTCAACTGCTCCTGTGTAGCCCTATTTCTTATCATGCTTTCATGCTCATTAAATACAATCCAATTTAAGCCTTTAGCCATCTTGGAGTAATCGGCATCCGGAAATCTTGATATAGCTCTTGACAAGACATTGTATTTATCACCTGCCTCTATTCGGTTTAAGATAAGCTTATCTGTTAACCACGTAACAACCTCAGCATACAACATAGGGTTTAGTTCCATAGCTACAAGCACCCATATATATGGATTACACATAGTTCTCCTATTCTCTCCTCTACCCATTGTCTTATAAGCTCCCATTTTTTTCATCACTTTTATAAGTGACTCTTTTTCAACAGATTGTATAAAACCAGGAAATCCTGATTCTATCTTATATCCCTGTTTTTCAAGGATATAGTAAACACGTTCCGCACTCTCCTTATTAGATAGGATATTCTCTATTCTCTTTTCATTCCACCCCATCTCAACCCTCTTCTTCGTATAGGCTTCCTGAAGGTCTGTTAAGGACATAAACGAAGTTTTAGTGTCCTGCTTAATTATTACGCCAAATAATTCTCGGTCTTTTGATACCATTGTAACATTTGTTTTCATAAAATATAACACATAAAAAATAATACGATACAAAAATATGTATCGTATTATATCTATACAAATATATTGTGTTAAATTTTATGATTATATTTTTACGTTATGCGCCTATGGCTGCCTCTAAATTCCCTATAATACCAGTTTCTATGTCATTGATTTTATCATCAATGGTTGAAACCGCATTCTCTAAATCCCCTACAATACTTTCTATATCATCAACAACCGCCTCCATATTAGCTACAGCCTCATCTGATTGATAATATCTTTCTGTATCTTGTAACGACTCCGGCATATTATCTCTTGCTTCCGTCTCTTCGTCTAAAATCATATCAACATCATCCTTGGCTGAATCCAGATTATGCCTAACCTCTGACAGCTTTGATTTGATAAACTCAAGATCTGTTTTATGCTTTTCCAAATTGGAAATAATATCCTCTATTTTCTTACGTCTTTTGCTGTTCATGCTTTTATTCTATTATAATATTCGATAATCTTTTCTTTCCTGTCTCCTGGTTTTACTGCCATATTCTCAGCCAAGAACCTAAAATACGACACTGGTATGTCCTTGAATCTAATTCCTTCATATTTTCCAAACCACATTATTATGCTGTCAAGATCGTCTTCTCTCCTACCATCTCCATTCACAGATTTAAGCGAGGCTGCCCGACGAAGGATCTCGTCTTTGGTAATAATATCACCCATCCTTATATTAGACAGAAGTTGATCGCCGGCAAACATACACCAGCCCTTAGAAGGGAATTGCTCGATTGTCAGGTCTTCTATCCGACCAAAGCGTCTCATGTTGTCGCAGCAATCAACTATCAGCGCCTCTTTCTTGTCAGGATGGATGCGGACGGCGCGGCCTAATATTTGGTAATAAGTTGAATATGAGAAAGTTGGTCGACCAAACATCACACAATCAAGTTCAGGAAAATCAAATCCGGTAGCAAGCGTTGAATAATTAAAAACCACCTTCAACTTACCTTCTTTGAAATCGGATATGATTTGCTCTCTTTTCTTTTTGGTTGTTAGCGATGTTACGACACCGGTTATGGCTCCCATCCTGGCATTCATGAACTCTGATATTCTATTACATGATTCGATAGAATCCATGCAAACCAAAATGGCTTTACGCTCGTTCATAAGTTGAAGAAGGCGCTTGTAGATAGAGTTGTTTAAGCCGTTTCGTACAATACTTTCTTTAATAGATTCGTTGGTGTATTCGGCTCCGGTACTGTTTAACATCAGAGCCGATTCATCAAAAGACCATCGTTCGTACTTAAGTGGACACCAAAACCCTTGAGAAGTTAATTCTTGTATTTGAGTCACATGAACTATTTTCTTGAAGAAATTATGCTCGTCTTTCGTCAGCATATTGAGCTTGCTGTAGTTTCCTTCCAGCATGGAACTGTAGGTTCGGAGGCGGCAGGGAGTGGCGGTGAAGCCCAGCACCTTCGCCTCTGGGAACCTGTTCATAAACTCCATAAATTCAGAACCTTCTTCAGGAGAATACCCGCTATGCACCTCATCTATCAATAATGTGTCTATCCCTATATCTTTCAACCTTGCTACGTCTTTCTTTATGCTTTTAAGTGTAGCATAAGTCATAGCCGATAACTCTTTTTTTTTACATGAAGCAGAATATATGGTAGGTTTAGAACCGAATGATACAGCCTTCGCATAATTCTGCTCCAGAATCTCTTTAGATGGCTGTAATACAAGGATAGGTCTTTTTAATTCATGAGCTATCTTGCTAATTATCAAAGACTTCCCCGCTGCACACGGCAAGACTTCTATGCCAGGCTTCTTAGATCTTCCTGTAAGGAACTTAAGCCCGGCATCTACTGCCTCTTTTTGGTAAGGTCTAAGTTCAAAGCCCATCGCAATCTATTTTACTGTTTTTTGAAAGTTCTATTATCGCCTCTTTCAACATCTCCCTTGCTTTATCTTCGTTATCTTCAAGCAAGCATACACTGCACGATATGCCCATACGATCCCCATAAGCCTCGGCATTACCTAATGTGAATGCGCAGCAGTAATCATAATCCATGTTTTTTGCTACGGCAATAAACTGATTATCTTCTATCAGTACAGCATATTCAGCATCAGTTTCACACATGATAATGGCTTTATCTTTTTTTATAGACAACACCTTGTTTCTGAAAAGTCCGTTATAAATCCATAGTTCTTTTCCTGTATTTTTATAAAGCACAGCCATATCTTCCTTGATTGTGACTTCTTTTTTCATGACTTACTTGTGTTTAACATCAGTAATTAAAATGTATTTTTTAACAATATCTTCAAGACTCACAGAAGAACGTATATATGGTTTTTCTTCGTACTCATATAGAGCGTACCCTTCTTTTATGTCTAATATCTTAATCACATGCTTGCCTCTTTCAAATGGATCCTCAAAGTAGCTCTTATGTTCGTATCTTTGACCTACTTTGATTTTGTCAGTTTTCTTCTTCATCTTATAACGACCTACTGCTTCACCTGTTTTTATGAAAATTGTCGTGAGTAAGTATAATAAAACTAAATACAAAAGGATCGCTACTCCACATATTAGATCTTCTTTCATTACACTCCTTTTAAATAGTTGAACCATATATCCTCCAGCTTCTCCTGAAGCTCAAACGCTTTCTTGAAATTCCCGCATCTTACAGCAACGTCTCTCATGTATTCTACGTTTATAACTTCCGGATCTTGCCGGTATTTCGTTCTTAACTTTTGAACATCCTCGTATTTCATCGTTTTATCTTTTTAGACGGATCCCAATCTGAAGAGAAAGGGCATTCGTTTTTGTTATGTAATCCAAAGTCACAATAATAACACAGCGCCGACGGGCAGGGTAGCTTGTTTTGCGAAACAGGCTGGCTTAGGGTGGCACGCCGCTTGCTATATCTGGCTCCTTCTGCCCCCTGGATGTATGCCTGAAATGTTTTTACACTATTATCTTCAAAATCATACATTTTAGATAAAGTGTCATTTAGCATCTCTATAGATTTTGTTTTACGTTCTTCATCCACCTTAACCTTTTGGTACTGCCTGGTTCTGGTAAAGAAATAGATGTTCATATCTGGTAGAACCCCACCATATTTTCTATAGATGTAAAACGAATATATAGGATGCTGTAAATTCGTTTCCAACTTCTTAGAATCAAAAACCTTATTCCCTGATTTCCAATCTATGACATAATGGTGAATTACGTTCTTGCTCTTTATAGCCAGATGAAGGTCTACTGATCCTACTATGTACACATGGGTATGAATTACCCCATTTATGTCAACTGGCTTAGGAAGACGGTACGGCAGCACAAAATCTTCTTCGACTCCAACTATAACGCCATGTCTGATAAGTTTCTCACAAGGATTAAGATCACTATCAGCTATCATAAATCTATTCCCATCTTTTTTAAACAGATCCACAATCCAAGCAAGAAGCTCCCCGGATTGTTTCATGGCTATCATCATATTTTCCGGTGATTGCCAAGGTATGTCTTCTTGATAGGAATAGTAACTTATTGCTTCTCCAAGGTCTTTGCCAGAAGGCTGCCTTCCGTTCTTGAAGAAGTATTCCAGTGTCTTATGAATAACCGTACCATAAGACGTAGCTTCTTGTTTTTCTGTAGACCTTTTGCCCTCTACGTAAGTCTTATACCATTTCATTGGACAAGTAAGAAACGTATCTATCTGGGAATAAGATATGGCAAGACGTTTCACACCATTAAACTCCTTATATAGCAAATGTGTTTCCGGGACCATCATAAGTCATTGTCTTTAAATCCTTCCGGGTAATATACGACATACTTCTTACCGTCTTCTGGTGTCATGGCAAACTGCATGTAGTTATTACGATTACGATGCTTACCATCTAATCCTCGCTTCCAATACAGAATCCCGTCTATATCCACATAAGACCGTCCGCGTTCGGCTCTAACTACGTCCGTGTGCAGCAGATACCCGTCGGAAGACACAATCCATACTTTATCTCCTTTGTTTAAATAAGATATTCTTTTTCTTACAACAACCTTTTTCTTATTATCCAATACAAATTCCTCATCAGTCATACTCTTCATCCTCCTCTTCTTCTGTTTCAAAATCAATTCCATAACACTGATCATAATGCTTGGTCAGTTCTTCTGGTTCTAAATCTTGTCCAAAATCCATGTTAAAAATATCGTAATTAGTAAAGCACTAAAAATCACTATTCCTGCTGGCATGAAATCTATAAATGCTGCTTTTGCTTCTTCAATTAGGCCCAAGTGTAACCTTGGGCCATTGTATTTATTTTTTGTCATCTCCTTTTAATTTCTTTAAAGTATCTGCAATCGGAAGCTGATCGATGACTCCCAATGCCGGAGCGACGGTCTTGACAACATTGTTAAGGAAATTACCGGTACTGTTCTGACCGCCGTCAAATACCGTGATATTTCCGAGGTTAATGTGCTCAAATGCTTTAACCTGTTCTCCAGCAATTTCTTTCCACTGATTAACCATCTTGTACTGGATGGCGATCTGGGGATTGGATTCTGCTGCTTCCACCATAGCCTTAAATCCGTCGGCTTCTGCCATTAACGACTTTTTCTTACCTTCGGCTTCTGCCTCCAGCTTCATCTGAATAGCTTTTGCCTCTGCCTCAGCTTTTGCCAAATGTGCTGCTGCCTCAGCCTCAGCCCGGCGTTTGATCTTCTCGGCCTCGGCATCAGCTTGTAAGATAGCCTCTTCCTTCTGGGTTTCAGCCGGCACAATCTTTTCAGCCTTAAGCGCAGCCTGAACTTTCTTAGCCTTAGCTTCTTCCACTTCTTTATCAGCAAGCTCTTTTGCCGTTTTTACAGCCGCTTCCGATTTAACTTTTTCTTCTCCGGCCTTCTTTTCTGATTGAGCTTTGATAATCTGTAGTTCTGATACTGACACAGCAACCTCCTTCTGGGCATTGTTGTATCCTATAGACGCATTTTTCTCAGCCTCAGCCTTCTTAATCTGAGCTTCAGAGTCTTGTATTGCTATAGCTGCTTCCTTGTCAGCTTCAGCCTTATTCTTTCCGACTTCTTCCATCCTTTCAGCCTCGGCTTTATTTACTTCAAGTTCTGCCTTAGATCTTACAATCGCCGATTCCTTGTCGGTTAAAGTTTTTGCGATAACCGCAGCCCTGTCTCTATCTGCTTGAGCTACGCCGATCTGTTTCTCTTTATCGGTTAAAGCCAAGGCTATTTCTTTTTCTTTCTTCGTTTCAGCTACTATCGTTTCCTTTTCTTTTTCAGTACAAGCAATTTGAATCTCTTGTTCTTTTTTGGTATTAGCCACAGCCGTTTCTTTCTCCTTCTGCTGTACAGCAATCTTAATAGCACCCAGCTTTTCCTGTTCTTCGATATTAGCCTGTGCTTCGTTCAGGGCCTTACTTTCAGCTTCTTTGCCAAGATTCATGATATAGCCGGCTTCGTCTCTGATGTCACTGATGTTGATATTTAGGAGGTAAAGGCCTAACTTATTAAGTTCGTTATCAATGTTTTTTCTTGCCTTATCCAAAAACTCATCCCTGTCAGAATTAAGTTTTTCAATCGTCATTTCAGCAATGATCAAACGCATTTGGCCATAAACAATATCCGTAATAAGATTTTCAGTAGATTCAGTATCCATCCCCAAAAGCCTTTCTGCTGCATTCTGCATAATTTCAGGATTTGTGCTGATTGCTACTGTAATAGTAGTAGGTACATCCACTCTGATATTTTGAGACGACAAAGCACCGGTGAGCCTACAATCTATTTGCATAGGCTCCATAGACAAAATATCATAGCTTTGAATAATAGGCAAGACGAATGCCGCTCCACCATGATATAATTTTGCCGACTTCTTTTCCCCACCTGTCTTACCATAAACGACCAAGACCTGATTAGGCTTACATCTACGATACCTTGATAAGACTCCGATGATTGTCAAAATAATCACTACAGCTAAGATAGCTGACACGTACATGATTGTTGTCATAACTTTTAAAATTTAATTGTTGATAAAAAAAATTAGATACTTAGTTCTCCTTCTTCGTATTTTATATTCACCTTGTCACCGTTTTTGTAAGTTTTTCCAGACAAGCATCTTAATCTCATTTGCTCCTGTCTTCCATTTTTCGAAATATTTACCATATAATGATTCTTCCCTGATCTAAATACTATCTCCACTTCTCTTCCGTTTAAATCTTCCGGACATTCGTACACCATTTCTTGCTTTAACTTAAGAAGTAACTTATATACGTAAAACAAAACGATAAAGAAAAACGACCCTATCACAACCCCTACTAAATGGGAACCCGAAAAGTAGGTAGTCCAGCTATATCCAAGAATAAAATGTGTTATGCCCTTGAATGATATAATGTCCGACAAAGACATACTTAAATCAGAAGCACTGTCAATGTCAATATCCGTATCCAGATCAGATCCTAATATCGACAACAAAAACTGTATAACAAAAGCAAATGACGCTATTAAAGCCATGCATAAAATTATGTCACTTCCCATACCCTTCTGTTATTATTTTGTAAACAAGATCAGTCATATCTTTGATGGTCTCCATATCATAATCAATAATAACAATATTGAATTTTTGTTCCACCATCACTTCCAGTTCAATTTGATCAACAGAATCTAATCCAAGTTCTTTAAACGTCACATCTTCTTCATGAACTATATCTATTTCCGAATTAAGAAACTGAGTAATAATTATATCCTCTATTATCTTTCTGATTCTTACTTTTTCCATTGCTTTCTAATTTTGTTAAATAAATACGTTTTTATGTTTTTCAATCGCTCTTTGTCTGTTTCAGAACTTCCGGTAAACAAATAATCCGGATTGCCTTTAGCCGGCGGCGTAGGCAATTTAGATACGGCAAACAACCAATCCATTTCCTTATTCTTCTTAGACTCCAAATAAGGCTCGGTAGCGATCTTAAATTTTTCAGCTATTAAGTCAAAGAGCTTTGAATTTTTAAGGTTCATATGAACTGAAAAAGCCTGAGAAGGCGGTTTCCATATGAAGTTACATAAGCTCATTGTATAATCTCCTGACTCTGCTATATAAGATTCCGTTACCTGAAGTATGACCTCTTTCTTGAATGAGGTGTTACCCATAAACCAACACAATCTGGATTCCGCTTCTTTTCTGCTGACACCTATGTCTTTTGAATACGATTCGTACATTCCTATCATAATCTTCAACGTTTCCAGAACCTCGTCTGTCATTTCCGGTGTCTCTATATAATTCACAAAAGACGTTCCTTTGTTGGTCAATCTCATCACGCCTGATTTTAATTTCTCAACCAGGCCAAGATCTATATACCTCCCAGCATCTTCTTCCGGCATGGCTTCGATCATAACCGTATCCTTCTGTCTTATGGCAAGAAGATTAGCAAGATCATTAGGAGTCATGTCTGATGCTGCAAGTTGTCTGAAATTGATGTACATACCTAATCAGCTTTAATGAAAATAACATCCTTGTTATCTTGTCTATCAATATGTTCACATGGACCAATAATCATGTCTGTACATGAACAATAATTGTATTTTTCAAATATACACCTATCGCATGTATCACCTTCCACACATTTTAATCTTACAAGTCCGGCAGTAAACACTTCTCCTACTTTAAATTCCTTCTTTTCCATATTCCCTCCTTGTTTTTAACTGTTGTACCCTTCTTTAATAATCGAATTTCTACCGGTAGATACCGACTGTCGAAGATCGTCATGTACAGAATCTACCGTAGAATACTTGTTTCTGGTTGTAAAAATCACTTCCAGCATCTCCTTGTAATCACCTAAAGCTACTTCGTATCTCGGATCTACTTTGGCTTTTCTTTCAGCCTCGGCATTACTTTTAGCCAGTTCTCGATCAAGAAGATCTTCTTTGATTCGGTCAGCAATCATATCAAGTTCTTTTTTAATAACTTCTCCTGCTGCCCGAAGTTGACCTTCTACGTCACCAAGCTGGTCTTGGACGGTTCCTATTTCTTTCTTTAGACGATCGTATTCGTTAATCATACCCATATCACCAGCATAGCCGGAAAAGTCCTTGATTATTCTGGTTCCTTCTTTAAGGAGCTCAATAACTCGTCTTTTACGTTCTCTGCTTATTAAAGACGGAAGACGATAATTCATATCCGCCACCGCCTTATCATGTATGGAGTTGATTAAAAACATCTCTCTTTCATCCCCTGCAAACTCAGTAAGAACCAAAAGGAACTTACTTATCAGGTATTCGTTTTCTTCTACTGTTAGTCTCATGGTTCTTATTTTTTTTTAATACAATGACTGTTCTTCTTTTGTCTCTTGTTCCTGATTGTCCGTAACGTCTTCCACAGTATAGAGCTTAGGCGGCGTCGGCGGCTGGTTGGGGTTCACGAACTTCGTCCCGCCCTCCCCGTACATCCATCCATGCCCCGGCAGTATCTCTGGGTGGATTGTATTAGTAAGCTCTTCCATACTAACTTGCCTTACCTTCAGTATATGATGAAACACAAGTCCGGCTGTCCTGAATGATGTTTTGTTTTCAGTTTTAAACCTATCAAGAGTCTGATACCAATCTTTCCCAAATATCATATACTTATCCAGCCCGTACCTACGAGGATTGTGCAAACCTATCATTAACGTACATAACTGACCCAGCGTATCAGATTGGTAAAAATCAGAAAGACGCGGAGGCTGCTCTTGTGGGCTTTTTATCCTTCCTTCTATTTCTCTGTTGAATTGGGATATGATGAGGAAAAATATGTTTTTATATACTAATTTAGCTTCGTTCATAACCGCCACCAAATCATCTATAGCCGACTTAGGATCTAACCCCATTCTTTTTATCAAAGCAATATGATCGACTTTAAATATTATAAGACGTTTGTCTTTGTGTTTGGTAGCTATATGATACACAGCCGCCTCAAACTCTTTTACCGTACACGGAGCATCGATGTATATTATATTATTCCTGATTTCACCTTGAAGGATTTCAAACATCCTCATCTCTTCTACTGTATTAGAATCTTGCCTTCTTAATATTTCAGGAGCTCGCTTTTTCATATCCTGGCTCATTCTACGAAGAAGAAGATCTTGAGGATTCATTTCGAACTCGCAATTAACAAGAAAATAATCTTCTGCTTGCGGGTTGATCATCGGATTCATCACATTTTCCAATATCTTTTGGGCCACATACGATTTACCTACAGATGGCCGGGCTCCTATGGCAATAGCGTGCTGAGGAAAAATACCTCCAAGCAAAGCCTCGTCAATATAATCGTATCCGGTTTTAGCGGGGATAAGCTCTCCCCGCCTGTATTTCAATATATTCTCATACGCCTCTTCCATAACCTGTTTAGAGGTTTTGAATATCCTTCTTATATCTATTTTATTTTTCAGATCCTCTTGCATTTTTGTCACCTTTCGTATCCGATTTGGATCCCCTATTAGCTTTTACTGATTTATACCTAAGACCGTTCTTGGTATGAGAACAATCCTTGCCTTTCCTCCAGCCCTTTCCCTTCTTCTTGTCCGTTTCGTAGTTTTTACGACCAAGCTCTCGGCGTTTGGCTTTCTGTTCCGGTCTGGCATTTATCTCCTTGTCCTTTTTAGCCTTTTTCTTCCTGGCCTCGGGATGAGTCCTGTAGTACTCTGTTGATCTGCCCATGTGCTTATATTTTTTTGATTAATAATAGCACAAAGATAGGCAATTCGCGCCCTATTTCAACCTGCCGTAGCTCATATCAGGATCACACCAGACATATCCGTCTTTCTCATCATGAAGATACTCAGGACATCCTCTACATGCGCTACTGCCTGACACTATTTGATTGTTTTTATTAGGGCACTTATCTCCAGGTTTATGCCATTCTATTCTCGAACCTGATCGCTCTTTGTTTACATGACAGAACTGAAAGACTTTTCCCATCGTCTTCTCGCCAAACATACCTATATGTGTGTACTCTTCCGGTATAGCGAGAAATTCAGATAAATCTTTATACATCCTTTCCCGTTCCTCCGGCGTAGACCATAGTCTGTCAAGTTCGGCATGGACTCTTATCTTAAGAGATCTCAGTGATGGCCCTGCAAGCCGGCCTTTAGCTTTTCCCTTATTCGGCCCTGATTCATGAACACCGACATAAGCGTTGCATGGTTTGCACATCATAACCATCCCTAAGCCTTTTCTGTTATATACTTTATCGGCATTGATCAACTCGGTTTCTCTTCCGCAATAAGGACAAATTTCGCCTCTTAAAACCCGTTGTTGGCGCTCATTAAGTTCCATACCCTATTCTTTTGTTTTTCTTTAAACTTTTCATACAAACTGTTTTCAGTTTCCATTTCCGAAATCTCTACCTCTACATCCTCTCTTTTGAAAATTACTTTCTTGGCTGTCGGATACGCACATTTAGAGATACGAATAGCATTACGAATAGCGTAAACAAAATACGTTTCTGGTGACGATTCGATCACCACTACCTCATTTAAAGTGTTTTTGTAATTTTCCATATTATCTGCTTGCTTCAATTATATAACCAGGACGATCTTCACACGCCTCTTTGTATTCGATAAGAAACTTAAGAAATGAATCATAAGACCCCCATCCGTTTTCTGGTTCGTATCTCAAAAGACTCTTTCTCTTGGAGATCATAATATATATACCTTTTGTGAGTATCTTCACCATCTCCTTAGTATCTATTTCCCTACCCAATTCTTCCGGTCTCCAAACATAATCGTATAGTGTTTCTTTGTTTTCTGATACGAATATTTTTTGTGCCATCTTGTTCATGTTGTGGGTGATGTTTGCAACCCATTTACGATCCTCTTCTTTCTTCTTGCTCTTAATATAAACGTCCAGGCTCATAATATTTCTCTTTTACTTTGTTATTAATTATCAAATCTGCCACATCATCTCCGTCCCCTACATTCTCAACACTCTGAAGATAGTCCGATACTTTTATCCTTGACTTCATCATCATCCCATCTATCTTTTTACTCCATGTGTCAAATGCTTGTCCTTTGTCCGGAAAAGCTACAGTCTTTCTATCTTTTAAAACATCTATCACTTCCGGTCTTAAGTTCTGCAACCCACCGGTAGCTACAAACAACTCATCTGGTTTATTCACGGCGCATATAATAGCCGTCTTTTCTGACTCCACCAAATTAACTACCTTATCTGGATACTGGCTTAGAAGATGTTCTCCAAACAGGCATTGTCTAAACAAGAAGTCTCTTGCATGCAACGAGTGATAAAACATGACATGAGGTCGCTCATTGTCACCGTCTTTTTCCTTCACTCTTTTTACATCAATCTCATTCCCCTGGCTGTCGGTCTTTATATAAAAATCCATAATCTTGCCGGTTCTGCATACAAAGTCCTTATCTATCTGCCAGAATATACAACACCCTTTCCATCCCCATAAGTCCATTGTTCCAACATGATACCTTCTAAATACGTCAGATACCCTTTCTTTTCCCCATAGAGACGATAAAAATCTAAATACGGTGTTTCTATCGTCTGGAACTACAGTCCTCTCAAACTCGCTAAAAGGTATGTAATTTACAACGTCAGGATTTACAGGAGGACGATAAGCTCTTATACACTTGTTTCCCGAGATCCAAAGATCTTTGTCACCTACATCCTTACCAGTAGGTCGTTTATCGTAACCGCAAGTCCGTTCATGATCGCATCTTCCGAACTCGTTGCCAACAACCTGGCCTGTTGCCACATCAATATAAGGGGTGAGACACCGGCTTTTCCCGCAAGCTGGGCAGGTTAGCTTCAGTCGGCTCCTTCCGGGCCTGCGGTCAAGTTGAAACCGGGGTACGTTTTCGTATCTTCTGAAATCAAGCATTTTTAACTCCTCTCATTGCTTCTATGATTCTATCCGCTATAGTTATAGACCATGACACCACATCTGGTATATATACTCCGCAATCTATTTCTCCTTTTCTATCTTGCATTTTAATGAACTCAATAGAATAAGCCTTAACAAGATCGAATCTACGTTGTTCCCAGTCTACATCTTTGTTCTCATCATCCACAGGAAGGGTATCGAGATAATAATTTAAACTCTCATTTATCACACTTCCGTTGCTGTCATAGAATTGTATTTTGTCATAGTCTCTTCTTATAGTTGAACCATTGAAGGTGATTACGTCTATTATCTCCCCGGTTCTTCTAATTTTTCTTTTCATACTCTTCTTGTGTTTCTAACCAGTATAGGCATTGTCACATTAACAGTCTTGCCATATTTCTCGTAAGATGTGAGTATGCATATTGCATACTTATCCCCTATTTTCAAATCTTTCGATAATCTTAATCTTGAACCCCTTTTGATGTTAATAAAATAATCACCAAAAGGATTGATACATATCGGTTTTACGATTTCCACATAATCTCCTTTAGGAATAACAATATCACTCATATTACGAATCTTTTAGACATTTCCTCAGCAATATCATATACGACAATATGATCCTCTTCATTGTACGGCTTATTGATATTCAGCACTCCTTTTCTCACTTTGAACCTCTTATCTTTTCTGATATGATTCAACATCCCTTGTTGGAACACACAGTCCGCTTTCTCCATAGCAGCATTTTTATCAGACCATTCTTTTAGCGTATAACCTTTACTGTTCGTGCTTTTTGGAGAAAAATTCATAATACGTGCATCAATTCCGTACCAGTTTTTAACCATTCTCCTTTCAGCCTCCAATTGAAAAGCATGTTCATTTCGTATGTCACCTGATTTAAAATCTAAGATAACAATCTCTTCTTTCTCCACTTCTCTTACTTCCTTCTTCGGATCTCCTTTTTTGAACTGCCCCGTAGCCCTTTGATACACGGCTCCAAAATAACCTTCTTCTTTGTATTTGAATGTCATTTTAACCATCGCATCTATCGGCGTAGCTACCAAATAATCTTCTAATGACAATATTCTTTCAATCATCATCGGCTTAACCTTATACTCCGAACAAAACTTAGCAAACTTCATAACTCTGACAATCATATCGTCAAGATCATCTATGCTACCAAAGAATTTGTCAAGATTCTTTTTTGATATTTTAAGCTTGCCTTCTTGCACTGTCTTAACTATAAAACTTCGATTTAAGACCATATCTCTACCCGTCAAGTACAATCCGTATAGGTAGTGCATGATCGTTCCTTTATCTGCATCATATTCTGATACTTCTTCCGGATTGCGACCAATCATCCTCATCTCCTGTCTCCATTCTTGAAGAGCCGTCTTGTCATCTACGAATCCGTCTCTGATCATGGTTGTTACCGAAGCATATATCTTGGCTGTCCCATCATCCATCTTTCTTACATAAAAACGATTACCGTCTAATGTCAATCTTACGAATTTGGGAGTCTCGATCTTCTTTAACTCATCACAGATATAAAACGGCTCTAACGTTTCCTGATTTTCTGTAAACGGATTCGAATCCTCTTCTCCAGGGTTAGAAGCGGCTCCCTCCTCCGGAGCTTCCGGTTCCTCCTTCTGGGCCTGCTCTGGCTCAGGCGCCGGCTCTTCAACTACTGGAACCTGTCCGCCTCTTTCTGCTATGTCTCTGTTCTTTATTAAAGACATAACCTCCTTCTTTAACTGCTCTGGTGTTTGGTTGGGATCTGACACCGATATCACAACATCGTTCATTCTAAACAACGTATTTCCTTCTCCTTCCACCATAGGTACAAATCCTAAATCTGTCAATATTTTTATTTTTTCTTTCATGATCTTCCTCTAATCAATTCTTCTTTAATACAATGTAACACTGTTTCCACTTCATCTTTATCTCTATCTTTCACTGCGATAGCTATATCCTTACCATAACTCTCTCTTCGTATGTGAGCATAAAAGATAGTTTCATCGTCAGCTTCTATTCTTATTTTATAAAGTTTTCTCATATCTGTCAATTATTTCAATAATTAATCTACCTCTTTCTTTAATCATTCCCCTGCTTTCCATATCCAGTACCTTCTTTACCGCATACTTCCACACAAAAGGAAATTCTGTTTCAAGTTTATCAAATTCCATCCGGTCAAGATACATGTCGAATACCGTATGCTCCGATTCATGAAGGAAAACTATATTATCTCTGCAAGTGGCAACCGACTTATATAACCTTTTCGGAAGTATGTGACAGACGTTACATACTGTAGGAAAATGAATAGCCTTACCAGTCATAGACATTCGAATAGTACTCAATTCCTCCAACATAAGACGAAAAAACCCGGATAAATCCGGGTTTTCTAACTTTTTCTTCTTGCTGCTGTTTTTAATGGATGTAATTCTGTCTTTTTTCTTCGGAGTCAACTCTTTGCTCCTGCAAGCCTGGCATAAGCCATGACTTCTTATCATCACTTTTCGTCCGCATTTTTCGCAGACGTATAGCTTCTTTTCCTTGCTTTCCATTCGAATAATAATGATATTATTGAAAAGAATAATCCCGCTGAAGCCAGTAGATAAGGTACGTTCATTAATAATTTAGATACCTCGTCTGTCTTAATCACTATCAGAAGGAAAGCGCCTGCTGAAAGCAATGATATTATCGCCACAACAAGCGCTATGTTGGAAACTACATCAGCCTTACTCTTCACTCTTCTTCTCGCCTAATTTTTCAGCTCCCTTCTGAAGATCGTATTTAAACACTTCAATGATTTTCGTTTCCACAATAGACTCGCAATTCCAGTCTCCTAACGTACCCTGCATACCTTTAGTCAACACAGCTTCGGCATCCTTAGGATTGCCGGCCTGGATATACATATAGCATGGAGTTTTCTTTTCTTTACCTTTCTTTTCATCCAGTGTAATGTAATTCACCTTACACTTATACCAGTACTCAGCTTCTCCGTTGAAGAAGATTTCCGACACTTTAATAGGATTAATTTTTACAACCTCGAAAGAATTGTACAAATCCTTGAAGATCTCCAACGATCTTGATTCTGCCTCTGTGTAAGACAAGGCATCCACTAAATACTTTTCAGTTACTTTCTTTTTTTTGCCGTTCTCGATATTATCAATCTCGGCTTTTACCGTAATTTCAAACCAGCGATTCATTGTATTAATATTTAATTAGTTGATTTCTTTCCTTTCTCTATACTGTTTTTAAATCTTTCAGAACACCACTGCAAAACGTCCATCATCATCATCTCATTATTAGATAAGATACCTTTTATAACTAACGCCAATTGATGCTGTGACATTCGTTGGCTCATATCAAATCTTCTTTCCTCTTCATTTACTATCGTAGCCACGAAATACTTACACCCCTCTAAGTGCGTCAGAGCCTCAATCATAGCTTCTTTTATCTCTTTTTCTTCCATCCTGTTTGTTTTTTTTTGGACAAAGATATGTCTTTTGATAATAAAAAAGATTCAAAATGATTTAATTTAGCTTAATTACTGCTCTTTTGATTCGTCCGGTATAGGCATGTCAAACTTTTTTCTGATAAACGACTCTGTTTCTTCATTGAATGGATAGGCCTCCTTGATAAAATTCATAGCCACCTCCATGTCGCCATCTGCTATATCTTTATACCTCTCAAAGATGCCAACCATGTCGTTGTTATATGAACGCTCTTGTTTTATATTGTACACGTATTTCAATACCCTATCTTTGATTTCATTGGCTTTTTTCACGGTGTCATTGAAGGTGTTTATACTTGTCAATTCAGGGTTTTTATTTTTCTCATCTATCTTATCAAACTCTTCCTTGCTATATCCTGTTTCTCCTTTAACAGCCGGGCAAACACCCTCCTTCATGATCCAAAACTGTTCATACGATCCTGCCAGATATCTCGATTCTGTTTTAAATGCATTATACTTGACAAGCAAATTAGCCACCTCTGTTGCACCTTCTATGGTTCTAAAACCGATGCCGATATCTTTTAACATAAATACCGGAACTCCCATTCTTGGATACACGACTTCTTTTTCGTTCTTTATATTCCAGTTTTTAGCTTCAATTGGAATACCTTTACCAGCAAGCTCTTTGTCTATATACAGATATATCTCTTTGCATGTCAATGATACAATCTCATCCCTGCTTAAATCAAAAACTGTTTTCATTTTTCTTTATTTATTAAATTAAACAACTTACTTCTTTGTTCAGGCTCCGTATATTCTACCCATATATCGGCTGCCACATTTCTAAGAAATTCCATAAAGTCTTGATGATCTCTGTATTCAGTAGAATCGACTTTTCTCACAAAACTTAGAATTTCCTTTAACATCTTATTGTTTTCTTCAAGAAGTTCTCTGTCAGTCATAACCTTTCAAATTTTCTTCTTAAGCCTTTACCTGCCCAGATATCATGTCTTTTTCTTGATAAATCTTTGCTGCTTTTCCAATATCTTCTCTCTTCATAATTTTATACTTTAATCTAACACTCCAATAAAATCATCGGGAGTTATATATCCTGCTGATTCCATACAGTCTATAATCTCATTCGCATTCATTTCTGAACAGTTCCATTCAAGCATGATTTCATTTCCTGGAGTCATGCTCAAATTAGGCTCAATATCTCTAAATCCTGAGAAAGCAAGATGTTTCCAAATGGATTGCAGTGCAAGGTCTGCTTCATTTTGTTTGTTTTCTGCTTTCTTTATGGCATTTCTTAATCTTTTATTCATTATCACCCCCTCCCTCTTCTTCTTTGCATGGGAGCAAGTCTTCGATGTATGCCCAGCGCATATAATGATTCTTTTCCGAAAGTTCTTCCCATGGCTTGCTCTTGGTTAAAAAATAGACCAAATCATAAGCACTGTCAATATCCTCCACAATGAGCAGCTTCCCTTTGTCTGGCTTTTCTCTTGCATCGTGCCACACGCTGTTAATGCGCCATTCTGCACCAGCTTTAAAAAGAGGAACAGCATATTCTATATCTTGTTTCATGTCTTATTATTGTTTAATTAATTTAAATATTTTTAGTTTTGAAATTATTTAATATGCTTATCGGCTGGATTGATTATCAATCCATCGTCACATGAAGGGAATGATATGTTAGATTCTCCATTATCAAGATTAGTCAGTTTAACCGTTCCAGCATATTCATCATCCACAAAAAAAACAATTGACCCGAAGAAACCACAAACCTGCATTGATATGCATTCATCATTGCTCCAAGTTGTCTAATCTTAGTTTTAATCTCTAAAAGTTGAGCGTTGTTGATTATATTCTTATTCATATTTTATTAAAGTTTATCTATTATTTTGTCATCCATTTCCTGCCATTCATCACTCACGCTTATAACCAATCCTATGACAGTGAATGATAATAGCAACGTAAAAATAAGCCATAACAGAAAGCAGATAAAAACACATACATACCTCATGATTTTTCAGTTGTTAGATAAAAGCAAAATCGGTTCATTTGACTCCGCAATTGCTTTTATTTGTTCTGGATTGATAAAACTCTTGACTTGTTCGCTTATATTACAAATGGACTTGATCATATCAACTTCGTATGTTATTGTTTTCATATTTATTGTTTATCATTTATAACATTTACTTCTTCGCTCCACAAATGTCTCTTATATATCGGAGTGATGCCGATCAGAATACCACTATCTTCGCCCCAATACTGAAGTATTTTGGACTCAATTTTATGATGCAATTCTTGCATTCCTCCTTTGTTTCTGTCATAAGGAGAAAAATCAGATAACTTTACCGTTTTCATTTTTTTTCTGGATTTTCAGTAATTCCCAAAAGACACTCGTTACCCTCAAAAGGAATACAATGAACAAACACCACCCCATTCAAACATTCATATTTAGTCTCCCCATCCTGATCGTCTGTAATTGTTTTTATGAATAAATTGCCCTCCCAATTGTCATCTTCATAATATTTTACTAACACTTTGTCAAACGGCTTAAAATCATATTTCGGCTTTTCTTCAATTCCGAAGAAACGTTTCAGATACTCCTTAGCCTTTGGATTATTGCTTGCCTTTAATGCGTTAATCATCCTCTGTTTTTCCGAATCTGTTGCAAGTCTATAACGTTCTATATTGTTTTCGCTTGCAGCAATATTATCCGATATATTAAGACTTGTTCCCGCTGCAAGACTCGCATACAAAGATGTTAAATATTTCCCATTAGTATTTAAGATAAAAATATAATTTCCTTCTTCGTCGCTTAGCACATCTCCATCTTTGAATGTGGCATATTCTGGAACTTCAAGAAGAAGACGATTTGCGTCGTTAAACGCTTTCCCCGTGGACGAAAACCAATCCGCTAATACAGGAATCGAATGAATTACAACCAATAAAGGATATTCATTACACAAATTATCTTCATATACTATTTCTGCTCTATTTCGTCCTTTCTCTGCCACAATCTGACCTAATCTTTCGCCTTTTCTTATTTTCTTTGCCGTTTCTAAATCAAACGGGATTGTTACCATTTTATGTTCCATAATCTTATTTGTTTTAGTAATTATATACTATTTTACGACATCCGTATGTTGTAAAACATACGGATGATAATTAATTTCATATTCTTCTTTTCTAACTTTGTTTCACTCAATCGAATCACTCAGTCCCTTGTTTCGGACAAGACGGTTGGGTAAAAGAGGTCTTTGATATAAGGTTCCATCTTGAAAACGTAAGATGGGTAAAATCAAAAACGTTTTGTTCGGTAAAAGAATCCGGTGATCTCACTTTTGAGCAACCGGTAGAGGGTATTGGTGATACCCAGTATGATGCTTCGTACAAATGTATATCATTTTTCATTTTTGATATAAAATGGTGTATAATCACCTTAGTTCCTAAAAATTTTTGTTAGTTCCTAAAAGATGTTCGTTCCCTTCGTATGGGATACACTGACTAAATGTTACGCCTCCCAAACATTCATATTCGTCATATGTTCCTGATCCTCTGGAGAATAAATGCAATTTCCACCTCTCTTGGTTAGTTCTTCTCACCAGCACTCGTTCAAATGGTTTGAAGTCGTGTTTCGGCATCTCATCTAATAGATGCTCATATTCACTTAAATATCTTTTTATTATATTTATTTTTCTACTGTCTTTGGCTTTTATAATCTTTTCTGCTAAAAATTTCTTCTCTTCTTCTATAGCCTTTCTTACATTCCGATTTTTATCTCTGTCATACACATCAGTCCATAATGCGCAACGATCAAACTCAATATCTCCATATGTTGTCATTCCGCATATACTTCCCATTGCCCCTTCGGTAATAAGTCCATCATATATGAATTGACATCCTTTAGTGCTTGTTAATATATCTCCTTCCTTAAAATACGCTCCAGCCTCTACCCTCAATTCCAGAGTGGTATCGCCAAGAGCACAACCTTCTGTGTTAGCATATATAGCGCTTATTCCATATTCATCTTTTCTTACAAAAAGTAAATTATAAGGACCTGCACAGTCTTTCGACTCATATACAAATTCTATTTCAATATTATTAATTAACACCGAACCTTCTATTTCTCCACTTTTAATTTTTCTCGCCGTATTTAAATCAAACGGAACAATAATTGGATTTTCCATATCTTTTTATTTTTAATTATGTAATCAATAAAACAAGATGGACTACTTACACCCATCCCAGTTGTTTTGCTATTCTCTCCATTTCGTTATATGCTATCCTATGACATCCAGCGGTTAGCAAATCGTTTTCGTACCGATTTAGACTCCACTGGTGACCGGTGACGTCCTCCACCAGACCGTGCCGAAACTCGGCGCCCCGGTGCATTGCCGACACAGCCCGCCACAGTTTTCTGGCTTCTGCTATTCCAATCTTTATCTGTTTACTTGTCTCAATAATATTTCCTTTTATACGAATCCAGGCGTTAGGTTTTTCACCAGGAATATAGAAAGGTGTATTCAAGAAATTGATTTCTCCTGACTTCCACTCTTCCAGTTTTTCATCAAAATCCTTGTAACGGGCTTCTTCTTCCTTTCTTAATCTCTCTAATTTTATTCTTTCTCTTTCTTCCTCACCCTTTCTCCATCTTTCAGATCTTTCTGAATACTTAATCCATGTACCTTCCCCGCAAACTTCATCAACAATCACATTTACGGTCCCTAACACTTTTAATCCTTGATGATCCAATAAAATTTGAAAGATGCGTTTTAATTCATGTACGTGCTTACGCTTGATACTATCTTCGCTTTTGGATAATTCATGATTGGTTCCAAGCCAATCATTAGCACTCTTTTTAAGGATACTCTTAGCAGTTCCCATGTTAAAGAACTGAATGTAATCCATCATATTCCCAAAAGCGCCCCAAATATCTGTATAAGATAATTCTGTTTTAGCTCTTTTGTATTTTTCAATAGACTTCTTAATTGATTCCAGTTTGCTGGCAACAAACCTCATATTACCAGTATCCGATATATTATCCCCTACACTGAAAACCATTGCCTGAGTTGGTATCGCATTACGAACATAGCATTGATGTTTGCTCGTGATAACAGAATAATAATCTTCATTTATCAGGTATGCTTTCTTCCCTTGTTTGTTTTTTACTATTCTCCCGACTCCAAAGTGATGCCCATAAGAATAAATACTTGTACCTTCAAAGAAGAAATTGCTCCCTGATGCTGATTCTTCTTGTTCATGAGCCCACAAGTGAGCGACCATTGAATTGTTCATATAAATATCTTTTTAATTGTTTAACTTACCTTTATCATATGACATTCTCTTTTCGTATTTTTCAATACGTTCGGTTATCATATCGCAGAAGACTTGCCCCTCTTTTTCGGAACCTCTGAAGTAACCAACCATCTTCAGAATATTTCCGTTAAACTCATGGACAAACTTGTTATAATAATGTTCACCCATAACTTTCCCGTATTTTCCCATAAACAAATCCTTGTCTAACGACTCATCCTTGAAACAACGGTTGTAATCCCATCTTACAATACGAAACAATGTTTCAAAATCCAATCTTTCCATATCCTGTATTTTATTTAAGCTCAAACTTAATACCTTCCGGCAACTGAGAGCGGTCTACCTTATTCACAAAATCATCAAACTCTTCCTGTGTGATTTTTTCTCCATAACCGTTCCAGTTGAAAGACAAAGTGTTCGTGTGAGAATAATATATAACATTATCGGTAGACAACCCATAATCAAACACACAGAGCATTATCTTCTTTTCTGCTTCTGCTTGTCTGATTTTCTTATCGTATCGCTCACAAATTTCAGCACGCTTTGCTGCCATCTTTGCTTTATGAGCCTCTTCCATATGCTTTTCGATATTTTCTGAGGAGTAATACCCGGCTTTAATACGCTCTTCAATAAGAGATCGTTCCTCGTCTGTTAGTGTTAAAACAAATCTTTCTTCTTCCGGCTTATATGGATTAACCCACTTTTTTCCACACATTTTTTCAAGTTCCACAATAAGCTCTTCTGATTCACGTTTCCATCTATTCACAATCCCCAGATTGAAAAGCATATACTTGAAATACAACTCATCCTCAGAGGCTTTATATAATTCTGCGCATTCTTGCTCTGATATACGCAAATACTCCATTGCCACAGACATACCGCTTCTTCTAACGTGATATATGCCATTTTCTACCGGATACATAGGAGCACCATAATGGTTACAAAGATGCAACGATATGAATTTCGCTAATTCCGGAAAATGTTTTGCGACTTCATCGTGGCAGCAGCCTCCTAAGTAATCCTCATATTTTCCATGCTTGTTTTTCCAGTCAACGTCGGCTGTTATGCTCCAGTCGCATATGTTATTTTTGCAGTCATCATCCAAAGAGATTCTAACTGTTATTCTATAATCTTCTTCATTTTCTGTAAAGAATTTTGTACCTGAATAAAACAGTTTGTTTGTAGTTTCCATATTATTTTAGTTTAATCATTACACTTATGAAAAATAAAATCTGCACACTCTCCGGGAAGTGTTCCTGCGTCATTACAACGGTAAAACCCTTGTGTTTCCAAATCTACATCTACCGGATAACCTTCTGCTTTTTTCAAAAAAGCATCTATTTCCTGTATTTCTTCTTCAGACAGTCCGGTATAATCATCATTTATCAGAGCGCAAGCCCAATAAACCGGAAGCCTGTATCTTATTATTTCTATCATGCTACCTTCGTTTATACACATTCTATTATATCCACATCATCAATTTGAGCAACCTGCACACCTTCGCCGTTTTTTATGATATATACGTTAATTGCAAAAGGCGAGTAGAAACCATTTTTTGATTCTCCTCCAGTGATGGGATTATTATCCTCATCTAACCCACCCCATACCTCAAAATGATAAGTCTGCAATGACAATCTTCAAATACCGGAACCAAACCCTGTCCCCTGAAATAAGCAGTAGCCACCTTAAAAGCATATAGCGGATTCACTTTCTCAATTTCTTGCTATGATTTATAGAAAGATGCCGGCTGACATATATAGAAATTTTCATTGCCAAGACTTCCAAAAAGCCAATCCATACTACCTTCATCACAATTAGTGCCACCCAGTATTATTAAATCACATCCGGTCTTCCGGGTTCCCAAAATAAATGCCTTGTTCTTATTCTCTGGCTGCATGAATATCTCTTTATCGATATTAAACCAATCACCCTGGCAACTCTCTACATCCCGGAGAACAATCTCGTCAATCTCACGGGCATATTCTTCTTGTGTTTTCATAAGATATGTTATTAAATGTAGTTATATAACTTCTGAATAAAATCACTCATGGTATTGGCATGTTCTCTAAGATCATACCAGTCCATTTCTTCAATATCCCAAGGTCTATTCTCCTTTATATGTGGATAGAATACGTTTGTGTCCCCTATCTCCAAATTAATCAACTCATCTATTATCGATTCCGGTTTGCCAACAATGAAATACCAATGCGTCGAAATCTCTTCTTTATCAAATTCTTCCCATTCATTATTCCAAAACTCTTTTGATGTCATGGATGGGCACTCACTCATTAACTTCTCCCAAGCCTTCTTATCTTTGTTTCTAGACCAATAGACTTCTCTGTTTTGCTCTGTAATAGGAATTTTTATTATTTTCATATCTGTATAGGTTTTAAAAGAAACTCCAACAAAATGTTACGATAAATTCTCCCACTCCGTATTCAGTAAGTTGCTTAAACGATTCTATCCCATTGCAATAACAAAAAACATCATCATTGTCATCATCGTTAATGTCCAATGATAGTTTTATTGTCTTTCTTTGTTCATCTCCTGTCTTTTTCCGTACAATCTGACATTCTACGTATTCAGGCTCCTTACCTGTTTTTTCTACAAATTCATGAAACCTTAAATCAATTTCATGTTTGACTCCTTCAATGTTGGATATTATCACCTCGTTTTCACAATTCGAGCAAATAGCATGCATGAAAGATTCATCAAGATAATCTATTATTTTTCCAGTATTCGGATTTACTATGGCTTCACAGACAACATTTGTTCCACCACATCTTGTACATATATATCCCATAATTATCTGTTTTTAAAATGTTCAACAATTTCATCTACTGTAGCCTTACGCCATGTGATGCAGGCCGCGTCTCCCCCCCCCGAACCGGAGCTCTTCGCACTTTACCCACCTGTCTCCTGTGGCGTCCGTCACTATCAGCCATTGACCTGAATCAGTATTATTTGTAATTCTTTGGTGTTCTTTCTGATAATACACCCTCATGATCTCCCCATCTCCTTATTCTTTCAGATTATGTTTTTTCATTATTTCTTCTATCAATTCGTCTGTTTCCATATAATAATCCCAACAGGAATCAACCTCTTCCCATTCTTCTCCCTCTTCATCCTCCCTGGATTCATCTTTGTATTTCTTGACAAATTTCACTTTCTTTTCAAGCACATACCCCTTTACATCTCCCCATATCCACATACCTATGGATTTAACTTCATCATCAATCAATTTGTCAATTTGGGTTTTCCAATCGGAAGTATTATTACTAACCATTTTTGTGTACCTCTCCTTTGTACAGAAAGCTATACCTTTAACATAATCCTCTTGACTGTATCCTGTTGTGGACCATTCTTTGACAAATATATCCTTGCCTAAGTCTGAAAGAATCTGAATCAATTCTTCACATCCTAAGTCTTCTATAAATTCATACGTATAATCATACGTGTAAAGATCTGATGGAGAAATGCTAAAAATTTCTTTATAATACCACATTTTATCATGGTTATCATATCTCAGTCGATAACCGTCAATCTTGCCTTTCTTAAAATAATTCAGCAAGTCTTTCCATTTAACATATTCACTAATAAGTTTATGTAGTGCATCTATAAGTGAGTGTCGACTATCTCCGTATTTACCAAACACTTCTCTCCAATCGCACACATCTTGCAGTCGAGGTAAATAGATACATTCCCATAAGAAACATGCTGCCATATCCCAACTTTCACAAGGACATATACTGTCAGTATCATAGTATATTTTTATACGATAATTCCCTACTTCTTTTGTTGTAATAAGTCTGTCTTCCATGTTTTTTTATATTTTAAATAGTTTTTAACTTCTCATCAATAAATGCATCTATTACATCATAGTATGAACCATTAAAATCATAATTTTCATATTTTTCCGTAAACTCTTTAGCCCACTCTTGAATGATGTTAAATGACTCTTCTCTGCTACATTCTTTTAGTCCTGATAGATAATCCACAGCTTCCACCGATAACTCTTGTAGATTTCGTAAGTAATTCAAACCTATGCTATATGGTAGCTTACCTACTTCTATGCATACATAATGACCTTGTTTAAAGGCATCCTGCAAGTCTTCAAGATTCTCTATTAATGACTCAGACTCATCATCTACCCTCACCTTGTATAACTCAAAATCTTCATTTTCTGCCGACACCCATATCTTGTAGGCTTTTTCGTTGGACAATCTTTTCCAAACAAATCCGTCACTGAATACAATTAGGCTACCTGTTACTATCGTATTTTTCATAATCACTTTCTAATCTGTTACTCTGTAATAATAATCAAGCTCTTCTCCCTTAAAGTTGTTCATAGCGTACTCGTCAGCTTCTCGCCACAACCGGTCATACAATGCAGCCAGTTCATGATTGCTTTCATAATGTTGCCAGATTTTATGATTCAATACGAGCGTTAATTCCGTGAAAAACTTATAATCATCTTTCCATTCACTGAATGCACGTTTGTAGGTATCTTTGACACCTGCTACACCATACTTGTCGGCTATGCTTAAATCTTCCCAAAAGGTAGTTATCCGGTCATAGCCGTTCTCCTGCATAAATTCTCGAAATGTCATAAGCTATTATTTTAATCTTCTTTTTACATTATGCTTACTTTTTCCAGCACCAAAAATTCACAGCATATTTTCCAGTAGTTATAAATATCTTATCTCCTCCTATCTCCGCAAGTATGTTCTTTCCAAATATCCTTGTAAGAAGCGGTATATACTTTGCATCTATAGGTAAATCCTGGATTTCTTTTATAGGTCTATATGGCACAAACGCTTTGTTCTCATATACCATCTCAATATACAATCCATCCGGTGATTCAAACACGTCTTTCCCTTTCTGTCTCATCCCAGATCGTATTATCCGTTCTTTCCAAGATTGAATATATGATTTTCTAAGGGTCTCATTTATCTTATTAATGACCTCTTCCTTAAATTCGTAATACTCATATATACGACCTTTGTAGTCAGCTATCATTTCTTCAATCTTACTTTCGGAGGCCCATAACCCATAATACACATAGCAATCCAATAATCTATCTACCGAAGAAACACCAATCAGTACCATTTTAGAAAGTGGATTTCCCTCTTTTTCCAATTCTTCTCTTGCTCTGTCTGTCGCCGCATCCCACCATTGCCCTTCACACTTCTCTATCTCCCCGTTGTCAAGTACGATATCGAACTTTCTACCTCCGAAAGCTTCTCTTCGCTCATTTCTCTTTGCAAGGAAATCATAGAATATACCTCCTATCCTTCCAATAATGGTATCATCTCCGTACTTTGTGCTAATTTTATCAGGCATTTCGTCAAAGACAAGGAACTTCGATTCTCCTGACTCTACTAAATATAATAGCTTCATGATTTATCTCTTTAGATGTAAGTTATGCTGCCAACATTAATCTGCATTATATCGTTTTCCAACGTAATGAAATTATTTTGTTTTATGGGCCCAAACATCAATCCATATACACTTACTGTATTAAACAGCCTAACAGTGTGAAAATCTTCATTTGGCTCTACCCTGTTTTTATCCCAATATCCCAAATCGTTGATAGTTGCCGGGAATCCTCCTACGTCGTTATACTTATAGTAATCGTTTTGATTGAAAACGATTCCCTTTATTAACAGGTTCCCGATGCTTTTCATGTTGAATCCGGACAACGCGATCTGCTCTGAGATATAACTAATCAAACAGTTATGATACGTGTTTGGCTTATCTCCTCTCTCGTTAATAATTTTCTTCCATTTCTTCGTTAATGGAACCCTAATATCCATATATGTACCAAATACGACTATGTTAGGACATTCTCCTTCAAACTTCGTTAAATCTTCTACTCTCATAATTAACAAACATTTGTATTGTTTTCGTCGTTCACTATCTGACTAATGTACGGTCCTGGCCACAGACAGCCAGGCCGACCTCATGGCAGGGCAGGCGCCGCCTTACTCTGGCTGTTCTACCCACTCCCTGTATCCTACATTAAAACCAATAGGATCATACCTTTTGATCATAGTGCCATAATTCTCTCTACCGCAATACCTGTTCTTTCCTCCAATGATCCATGTTTCATCGTCTCTATCTGGAGATATGGAGTTAAGAAACTTCTCATAATCTTTTCTACTCTTTCCCATCTTTGTCTTGATTTAAACAATAGTTAATAAAATAAGCAACCTGTTCATTTTCCCCTGTATTATCATAATCACCTAAAGTCATATCATCATAATCCAGCAGAACTATACGAAAATCGTTTTTTTTGACATACACTTCCGTTAAATACATAGGAATCCCAGCAATTTCTATTATCACCGGAAACTGATCATCGAAGTCAAACGCATCATTAGTTTCTTTAAACTCTTTAAATTCTTTGAATTTTAGCTTTATACTTCCACCGTTCTCCACTAATGCCTCTTTGATGTACTTTAATCTTTTTGCATTCAGATCAACCTCTGCTTTTTCTATTTCTTTGTACAATTCATTCAGATCCATATTCCACTATATTTATGTTATCGAATTTTTCTTTTATAACATCCAAGGCACCACACTCGTTTGTTACCATAACATACTTTCCTGGCTTCATTCCTTTATTCTACTTATTTTTAAATTGTTGTTCTTACAGTATTCCTTTATCCAACTATCCGTTAGATAACGATTAACTCTATCGTATTTCTTTTTCGGACCCTTGCTCCAGAATTTCCATTCGTTTGTAATATCGTTCCCATATTTATCAAACCAGTAGATATAATACACTACGTTACCGTATAAATCCACTCTTTTTCTTTCCTGTATGACTACCTCATAAGGTATCTCCTTGTCTCTTTTTCCCATCTTTGTCCTCCTTTCTTGAATAAAAAAAAACGGCACCTATCTTCACAGACCAGTGCCGGCAACTAACTCGCATGGAAAACTACTTAACCTCAACTAATTCTACAGAGCTGTAGAATTTAGTGAAGCTACCAACAAATTCTCTTATATCTTTATATTCTTCTGGTCGTTTTCTGTTACCGTCTTTTATATAATTTACCCACAGTCTATCTTCTATGCTCTTAATCGCATTTTCTATAGTAAATTCGTCGCTGACACACATTAAACACGAAGACCCTGTTTTCTTATGCGGTTTATATATCCTTGAAAAAGACCACATTTTTATCCTGTCGTATATATATCCGTTGTTGGGATAAACGAATCCTATTCGGCTGTCACCTTCTTTAGCGTAAAACACACCTGGCTCCTTCCCGCCTTTCTTATACACAATAAATCCTTTTTCTTTTAGGATCTTAACCACTTTATCTAATTTATTTTCTACGTTCATTTTCATGCAAAAATTTAAAAACGACCTTCATTACATTTCCAAAGTTCTCCACCTTAACCCACTCGTGAGCTACTGCTCTAAGTACGGATGTTTCGTATGTCGGAATATCGTCTTCTTCAACCACCTTACAAGAAGCCAGAACTCCTTCAGTCGGCTTTAGTCCACGGTCATGCAGCTCGCAGAGACCGTCTGGCCGGCGGAACACGCACCACCCGTCTTTCTCTGTTGGTTGGATCATCGCTATTGGTTTTTCTTTCACTGCAAGATACCCCACCATCCACATTGTCTCTTTTAGCCTGTCAGCATATCCTGCATCTATGATAGCTTCTATGTCCTTTGGTGTACCAATACAAGGAACCTTACACATGTTCTTGCATTTATCACATGTACAAGGCTGCTCCCATCTATTATGATCTATGCCAACCAACCTCTTTATCCGTTCTACTTCCTCTTTCATATTATACTGTCTCTGTTAGTTTTTCATAATACAACTTCATTTCCGGTGAAGCGTATTCCATGAACGCTTCGAATAAGCGAGGCACCTCTATTATCATATTCACATTACAACCTTCTGCCTGTGAAAGCGATTCAAGATCATTACTGTATGAACATGTTACATGAGCTCCTACATTAAACACATGTAAATCTAATCTTACATATTCCATACATAAATCTAACGCTTTAAACAAGTTCTTTACTTCATTCTTGTCAAAAAGTTCTACAAATTCTCTCAACCCCATCATTTTACTATCCTTTCTACGTGTTTAATTAATACTACTGCTATTCCCTTACCGGTTTTTATCGCACATTCCGATCCTTTTATCCATTCTACACACCCTACATACTTTTCCGTAGCATGAAATCCGGGATTGTATTTTCCAGATGTACTGAACTCTACCGTATCCCCTACCTTCAGATCATCAAAAGCGACAGACCATGTGGTCCAAATTCTATCATGTCTCCCAGGCTGAATGGCCCCAATTACGCCCTTCTTACGACCGTTTTTTATTGCCCTTAGTATTATCTTCCTATCACCTTCGATAAGGCTGCAAAAGCGCCCGTAAAAGGTCAAATCAACCTGTTTTCCTCCTATTTCTTCTCTTATTTTTGTTATTCTGTTCATTTTCTGATTTTGTTTTATTTTTTTCTTTGTTTTTTCTATCTTCTATAGAAGATGATAATAACATTATCTTTTCTATGTTACTTTTTGACTGTAAAAAAGAATCGCATTTCATTACTACTACCACCTTCTTAAGTTCCCCATTATCATACAGCGATACACGCATCATGTTTTGCACCTCGTCCACTATCAGACCTGGAGTAGTCTTAGCCATTTTGCGTAGCTTATTATACTCCGGTCTTTCCATTTCCTCTGTTTATTACTCTATAGTATTTATCCTTATCCCCTTCTTTCAACTTCTCCAGATAGAAAATTCCATCATGTAAATGAGACAAACAAAACCTGTATCCGTATTTCTGTACTCTTCTTACATGATCCCGCAGTCTTATCTCTTCACTTTTGTCTTGTACTTTGATTTTAATACTGTCTCCTTCTTTGATTGTGTATAAAATAGTTTGAATCTCTTCTTTTTTCATCTTATAAAATATTTTAACGGCAGCACCTATACTCACGCACCACTACTGCCTTATGTTTAACAATTAAATACTTAACTCTTCAATGGTCAAGCCTTTTTCTTTTGCTCACTTTAGCATCGCGCATAATTCTGTTTCTGACTTATATTTCGGATCACGCCACGCCCATCCGAATTTATCCAGGACATGATGATATAATTCGTCGGCCTTTGCCGTGTAAATGTCTTTGAATAAATGCTCCGAACCTTCCGGTATAAGCATCTCTGTTGTTGCAAAATCGGAATACGATAAACATCCGTAAGCATATTCTGTTATTTCACTCCATGCTTCTCCGGCTTTAAATCCAAATTCTTTTACAAAAGCCAAAGTTAGATACATATTTAATAATATTGTTACATCATATCCGAAATCCGACTTTCTTTCTATTATTTCCTTTTCAAATTCCTTTAAATCTTCAGGCCCTAAAAAGATGTATCCTGATACCGACCGGTAATTAGTCTCCGCATACTTCTTGCATTTATCATCATTGACAATCTTACTAATGTTAGATAACATCTTTTGCCTCCATTCATCACAAAACTCTACCTCTACGTTCATCCAATCAGTACCATAATTATATTCTTTCGGATATCCGACCGATGTTACCTTTATGTTATTCACGCCATATCCGTAAAGGCGTTCACTTACCTCATTCGCCCATTCCTGTACAAAAGGAATAAACTTATTGTAATAAGAATCAAAATCAAAATCCGATTCCTCCTCATATTCTGGCATCTCTTCATAATCCTGTTCAAAGAAATGACGAGGATCTGCTATTGTTTCGTAGAAACTTACGTTAATGAAACAAAACTCGTTGGTTGTCGTTTTTAATATCATAACTTTTTGTATTTACGTACATTTTTCTTGCCATAGAATCTACACATGGCACGAATCTGACTATAAAATACTTTTGTCCTCCTGGCCTCAAAGTATTTAAACATTTCTTCATTCTTTGTTTCCCAAACGTAATCCGTTTGGGAACTCATGTGATTTTTGTCCTTGCGTGAATAATGGTAATATGATACCACAACACGTTTCATACCATTCTTTACAGGTACGATATTCACATCTATGTTATTATCTGTCATCTTATTATTGTTTTATGTATTATACAAATACAAAGAGCGCATACCTTCACAGGCCGGCGCTCCTTTCAATAAAAATGAAAAAACTAATATTACATAAACATATTGTTTTCTACTCTTTATTACAATACTTTTGTTCCGCAATTATTATATCTTCCGTACTCTTTTTTTCGTATCATTCAAGATTTCAAAAACCATCTTCTTGTGATCTTCGTTTGGTAACCTATCCTTAACAGCCGATATTACGCCCGCTATAGACGTAAAGCCTGAATCTGTTATTGAACACAGCAACACGCCTCTGTCGGCTCCGGTGCTTATTGCTGACGCCTTTATAATATCATTCTTATATATTCTCATAACTTTTTTGTTTTATTGTTTGTGAGATGCCCAGAATCGAACCAGGACCGGCACATACGCACCGGCACGCCGCGTCATCCCCTCTATGATGCAGAAATAGGCATGCCTATCCTCACGAACCGACATGCCAAAACCCAAAACTTAATTTGATGAATAAAATAGATTAACAAAAATACTATTCTAATTCTTTTATAATATCTTTCACAATATTCAGCCTTACCTCCTTCGTTTCTGGACTAAGACAACCAAACCACCCATAAAACGTTCTTGTCTCCTCTGGTTCTGTGGCCATACTTATCTTCTCCTCCAATTCCGGGAAATATATTCTCACCATTTCGTCTGAACGAAACTCATAGATATTTTTATGTGTTTTGAAATACATAAACACTACATTTCTTAACGCAACACATATGTATTCCCCATCCTCTAACCTATCAATCATCTCATATACCTTTTTCCATATGAATAATCGCTCTTCTTTTGTAAACATATCCTTCTTTATTTTTATGGTATTATTTGACTGTATGCAGACTTTTCCATGTACACAATATTATGCTCCTGTCCAAATATCTTCTTTGCCGCCTCTTTCTTTATCGCACAATATCTTCCTGTACGATACGGATTCTTTTGATCTGATCCATCTTCAACCTCGATAATAAAACAACCACCATCATCTATTATCTTTTTGCAATCGTCACATACTCCGCCCGTGCATATATGATGCGGCGCCTGACCTTTGATATTATTTCCTAATAAAGCAATGCCCATCTCTTCGCCACATATCATGCAGACTTCTATAGACGGATTCAATCCGTGTTCTGGATGTAATGTAATACCATCTTTCATTTTCTTTCCTCCTTTGTTTTTAATGTTGTGTGAGATCGCCGGAATCGAACCGACCTACTGCACCATGAATCCCATAAAGCAAATACTCCGATCTTCGCAGACGGGAGCATTCTGTCTAAAGCATAAGAAAATTAATGAAGAAAATCTTCCTCACTTACGCCATAGCATCTAAAATAGCTATCAACACTATTTCTATGACAAACATAATAGAGAATGTCTTAAATATCTTTTTCATATCTCCTCCTTTTTTTATCTGTTCTTTTCACGTTCCACAATAAACTGTTCCGGCTCTGCCCTGGCCTACGCTCCACCTACAACCGCAGGCCTTAGCCCAAGGCGCCGCCTACTCCCCCTCTATGGCAGCCTGTTCGTACCTACAAATCCAATCTCCATCTATACAACTATCACTACGCGATAATAAACATTTATCCTTATAACAATCATAAAAAATACACCCCTCACAACTGTAATCCTTAACTTCTTCACAGCTAACTACCTTAGCATATACTATACCATCACCGTCTTCTATTCCTTTTACCCCAAAAATAGAACCTTCTTCCTCCTTACTCAAATCTAAGTCAGGCGCAAAGTCATATACGTTCATGTTGTTTATGTTTTAATTGTTATACATTCCGATTACTACTAATCTATAGAATATAGTTTTCAACTCTCAACCTATTGAATTTTGTAGAATAAACTCACATTATGCCGTTTTAAAGCACTGATCTGTTGAATTTTGTTGGAAAACCTACAGAATACTGTTTTAAAACGCTGTAAGTCTTAATTTTGTTGGAAAACCTACAGAATACTGTTTTAAAACGCTATCATACTTTATTTTGTTGGAAAACCTACAGAATACTGTTTTAAAACGCT